ATGCCACTTAGCGATCTCGTCGTGCGCAACGCAAAACCGCGCGAGCGCGACTACAAAATGTTCGACGAACAACGCCTCTATCTGCTGGTGAAGGCAAACGGCACGCGCTGCTGGCGGCTTGATTACGATGCTGGCGGCAAGCGGAAGACGATGGCGCTCGGCACCTTTCCCGAGGTGACCTTGAAGCAGGCGCGCACCCTTCGCGATGAAGCGCGCGATAATTTGCGATCCTCGGGCGATCCGAAGGGCCAAGCCGAACCGGAGCGGAAATCGGTAACCACCTTTGGGACGGTTGCCGAGCAGTGGCTTGTGACGCGCGTGATCCCGGAATCCGCGCAAGCAACGATCGAGAAGACCGAATGGCTGCTTCGGTTCGTGGTAAGCCTCAATGATCGCGACATCACCACGATCGAGGCGCCCGAGGTGCTCGAACTGATTCGCCGTGTGGAGGCTCAAGGGCGCCATCATTCAGCCCGCCGCCTACGCACCGTTTGCTCTCGGGTCTTCCGCTTCGGGATCGCCAGTGGGGTGGCCCTGCGCGATCCATGCGCCGATATCGCCGGCGCGCTCATGGTAGCCCCAAAAGAGAAGCACCGCGCTGCACCCCTCACCCCCAGTGCGATAGGCGCTCTTATGCGCGCTATAGGCGAGTACAAGGGGCATCCCGCCGTCGGGGTCGCCATGAGGTTCGGTGCGATCACGTTCGTGCGGCCTGGCGAACTGCGGATGGCCACCTGGTCGGAAATCGATCTCGACCAAGCCTTGTGGACGATCCCCGCCGAGCGCATGAAAATGAAGCGGCTGCATTACGTGCCACTCAGCCGCCAGGCCGTCTCATGCCTAGAACGCCTCAAGACGTTCTACGAGCCGAAGGGTTTGCTGTTTCCGTCGCTGCGATCTGACCAGCGCCCGATCAGCGAGAACACCGTCAACGCAGCGCTGCGCAATCTGGGCTTTTCCAAAGAGCAGGCGACGCACCACGGCTTTCGCCGCATGGCATCAACCGTTCTGAATGAGGCTGGTTGGAATTTCGACTGGGTGGAGCGCCAGCTTGCTCACGTCGAGGAAAACAAGGTTCGCGGGGCTTACAACGCCGCCGAATATCTCGAGGGGCGCACGCAGATGATGCAGGCCTGGGCGGATATGTTGGACCAGTTCGAGAACGACGATCTGATCGGGTGACGGTAGCTGCCGGAATCCTCGGCGCAGTGCTGGTCTAGCATTCCTGTTCTGGATTTCTACCATCACCCGATCAGATCTAGCGACCCGCAGTCCGGGGAATTGAACCCCGGCACGATGAACACCGTTGGTTGGTTCAACTTCTCCCGCTGAATTACCTGCGGGTCGCTAGAAACCTATATGCCCGGATGCCGGCGATGGGAAGCCGGGCGCTCCCCTGGATACCTGCCGACTGGCCGACACCTTGTCCCCGTGGGGTGCCGTAAGCCCTGTCTAGTGGGGAGGCTCACCTCTGAAACTGGTTGATCCGGGTTTTACGGTCTTATCCCAGATCTGTCGGCGAAGACCCTTGGCATCGTGCCCGCCTTTCCTCGCCATCGCTCCTACATCCTCCACCCATCGCAGGGTGGCCAACAGCCGTTCGCGATTTGAGTTTTATGCCAACCAATAAGATTTATGTCAACTAAAAGGTGATAAAAAAGAAAGGCCACCAGAGCGGGGGCATGCTCTGGTGGCCTAGTTCGGGAGAGGATGCGCTGCTAGCGCGAATCAGTCTATAGCCCATTTTTGAGCGTAGATAAATAGGTTGCGTGTCACTTTTTTGGTGACTATGGTCAAAAACATGTTGGCCGAAACCCTCATGCGTTTGCCGGACGTGTCCCGGTGTGTCGGATACCGACGCAGCATGATTTATCGCCTGATCGATGAAAAGCGCTTCCCCAAACCGCTGAAACTCGGCCGTGTTTCCGTCTGGCGGAAAACTGAGATCGAACGGTGGATCAGCGATCGGATCGCCGATGCCGTCACCGGATGACGAGGCCGTCGACTGGGCTGTTGCGAATCCTCTCCCCAAAAGAGGTCGCGGCCGCCCGCGCAAAAATTCCCTCCCGGAAGTAGATATTGACGGCATGCCCGCGCCGTCGAAGCGCCCCGATCGCATGGAGCGCATCCTCGCGCGCATGGGCGACGACGTTGATGAGGAACAGGTCCGCACATTCGCAGTGCGCGCGGAGTCGTTGTCGTCGGGCGTCAATATCGCTTGGCTCGCTTCAGCCTTTCGCGTGGACAGTCGCACCGTTCGGAAGCGCCTGGCGGGCCTGAAGCCACTCGCGATCAGCAAGGGCAACCGCGAGTTGTTCGACTTCGTCCAGGCGACCACGCTGTTGGCACCCCCGGATCCCGACAAATTTGCGCGCTGGATGCGCGGTCTGCGTACCAGCGACATGCCGGTCCAATTGCAGGACACCTACTGGTCAGCAATGCGCAAACGGCAAATCTGGGAAGAGAACGCTGGCGAACTCTGGAAAACCGATGCGGTGTTCGCGGTACTTTCCGAAATGTTCAAGACGATCAAGGGATCCATGCAACTATGGGTCGATAATCTTGATCCAGATGGCGAAATGCCATCGGAAGCCCGGGCCAAATTCCAGGTAATGGTCGATGGGCTGATGGACGAAATCTATCAGCAAATGGTCTCGCTGCCGGGACGTAAGCAGACTCCGAGTTCCATCAAAGACCCCGAAGTCATCATTAATCAGATTGCCCCGGACCCAGTTCTTTTGCCGGAAGATGAGGATCTGATCTGATGGCGTGGGCCTATTATAATGAGTTCGATCCCCATGCGGCCGAGTGGCTTCGCGGTCTAATCACGCGTGGGTTGATTGCGCCCGGCTATGTTGACAACAGATCAATTGAGGACGTCAGCCCTGATGACCTGCGAGAATTCACCCAATGCCATTTCTTTGCCGGGATCGGCGTCTGGTCTTTTGCTCTCCGATCCGTTGGTTGGCCAGACAGCGCTCCCATCTGGACAGGATCCTGTCCCTGCCAGCCTTTCAGCGCGGCAGGCAAGGGAGATGGGTTTGCTGACGAGCGGCATTTGTGGCCGACCTGGTATTGGCTCATCCAACAGTGCCGTCCTGCAATCGTTGCTGGAGAGCAGGTTGCGAGCAAGAACGCAGAAGTTTGGGTCGACCTTGTACACGCTGACTTGGAAACCTTGGACTACGCCTTCGGGTGTGTCCCGTTTCCGGCTGCGGGCATCGGCGCGCCGCACATCCGAGACCGGAACTACTGGGTGGCCTACTCCATTGGTGAGCGATTCAATCAAGGGCGGTCTGGTGTCGCCGCGGAAAAACGCGATGGCGCTCCCAGAGACGGTGCCATTGGCCGGTTGGCCATGTCCACAGGCCAGGGATTGGAAGGGCCGACCGAATGCGGGGCCGCACGATCGGGGAGCGAAGGGGCCACCATTGAACGAATTGGTGGTATTGGCAGGCCGGCCGACCACACGCAGCGAGGACTCGGAGTCCTCGGGGGCCCGGTGGTCGAGGGGCAAGTTCGACACGTTGACTTCGGTAGCGACGCATCTGGCGACCCCGGCCCGACTAACGGTTTCTGGCGAGATGTTGACTGGCTCGGATGCCGGGATGGAAAGTGGCGGCCAGTTGAACCCGGCACATTCCCTCTGGTTGATGGGGCTGCCTTCCGATTGGATAGCGGCGGCACCTTTGAAGGCAAATCGCGCCAAGGGCTCCTCAAAGGTGCCGGCAACGCGATCGTCGCGCCCGCAGCAATGGCGTTCATCCTCTCCGCAGTTGAGGCGATTGGCGATCTTGCTCGCCTTGAGCTTGTAAGCGACGAGGATCTGATCTGATGGGGGCATATGTCTCCCTTGAGCATCTGATCGCTCAGGCGGCGAGCATGCTTCGGCCGCCTGAGCGCGTCACCGTGGCTGAGTGCGCGGAGCGTTATCGCTTCCTGAACAACCAAGGGTCGTTCGTCGGCTACTGGGACAATACGTTTGCCCCATATCTCGTCGAACCGATGAACGAGACCACCTCGTTGGACTTCACCGGCATGATCTTTGCCGGGCCGGCGCGTACCGGCAAGTCTGATATGTTTTTCAATTACTTGCTGCACACTGCCAAGTGCGATCCGGCAGATATGATGCTGCTGCACATGACGCAAGCGACGGCCCGCGACTGGTCTCTCGGCGATCTTGCACGCGCTTTCCGCCATTCCAAGGCCTTGGGCGAATTGCTGGTCCCCGGCCGGCAAAACGACAACGTGTTCGACAAGTGGTTCAAGTCGGGAATGCGGCTGCTGATCAAGTGGCCGACCATCAATGAGCTATCGGGCAAGACTGTCCCGCGCCTGTGGTTGATGGATTACGACCGCATGACGCAGGACGTCGACGGCGAAGGTAACCCTTACGATCTGGCCCGAAAGCGCGCCACGACCTTCAAGCGGTTCGGAATGTGCGTCGCGGAGTCCTCGCCCGGGTTCGAGATCAAGGACCCCAACTGGCTGGCCAAATCCGCGCATGAGGCACCCCCTGTTGACGGAATTCTCGCCCTCTATAACCGCGGTGATCGCCGCCGCTGGTATTGGCCATGCCCGCAGTGCAACGAGAAGTTCGAGGCCAATTTTTCGATGTTCGATTACCCCGACATCGACACTATCGACCTGCTGGAAATCGCTGAGCAGGTCACCCTCCCCTGCCCCCATTGCGGTTACCCAATTCCCCCGGCGCTGAAGCGTGAACTGAACAACGCTGGCCGGTGGATCAAGGATGGTATGATCTGGCAACCCGATGGCGAGATCGTCGGGCGCCCGCGCCGCACGGATATCTCGAGCTTCTGGTTGAAGGGGCCGGCGGCAGCATTCCAGGATTGGACATCGCTGGTCCTCAAATACCTGCAAGCCAAGCAGGATTTCGAGAACACTGGGTCTGAAGAATCGCTCAAGGTCACCACCAACACCGATCAGGGTGATGCCTATATTCCCCAAGCGTCTCGGCTCGAGCGTCTGCCAGAGCATCTCAAGGCGCGCGCGAAAGATTGGGGTGGCACCGCAGACGACCCCGCCGTGCCGCTGGGCGTGCGCTTTCTGATCACCACCGTCGATATCCAGAAAAGCGCATTCGTCTACCAAGTGCATGGTTTTGGCGAAGGGGGCGATGTCTGGATCGTCGATTCCGATCGCATCACCCGGTCAGAGACCCGCATCAACGATCGCGGAGAACGCGAGTTGCTCGACCCGGGGGCCTATCTGGAAGATTGGGATGTCCTGATAGAAAAAGTGATCGAGCGCTCCTATCCACTCGCGGATGGGTCGGGCCGGCGCATGTCGGTCAAGGCGATCGGTTGTGACTCGGGCGGCAAGGCCGGCGTCACCGCGAACGCATACCAGTTCTGGCGCAAGCTGCGGGACACCCGCGAGGATCAGGCTTCGATCCGGTTCCAACTGCTCAAGGGTGAGCCGAGCAAATCCGCGCCGCGCGTCCACGTCGGATACCCGGACTCTCAGAAGAAGGATCGCATGGCGCTCGCCCGCGGCGATATCCCAGTGCTGTTCATCAACTCGAACCTGATGAAGGACGTCGCGGCAAATCGGCTTGGCCGCGAGACACCCGGCGGTGGCATGGTGAACTTTCCGCACTGGATGCCCGACTGGCTGTATTCCCAGCTTTGCGCCGAAACGCGAACGGACAAGGGCTGGATAAAAATCGGGTCGCGGCGCAACGAGGCATGGGATCTGCTCTATTACGCTTATTCCGTCGCGTTGAACGGGCGCCAGGTCTCCCCCAACCTCGATCATATCAATTGGGAATATCCCCCTGGCTGGGCCGATGGCTGGGAGCAGAATGATCTTGTGTTCGCCGAAAATGCGGCCAAGCCGTTTGACAGTCACCAAAAGAGTGATATTAGCCTAGAAAGTCTCGCTTCCCAATTGGCGTAAGGAGCACGCCGCGTGCAGAGCACGATTGCCCAATTGCTGTCGGAAGCGCGTGAGGCCTATCATCTGTTGATGACCGGCCGCTCGGTGGTTATGGTCAAGGACCAGAACGGCGAAACCGTGCAATATACGCAGGTTAACGCCAATAAGCTGCAAGACTACATTACGTCCCTTGAGGACAAATTGAACCCGCATAGCCGGGTCAATCGTCCCATGCGGCCCTGGTTCTAAGCGATGCTCACCCAGGAAGATCATGACCTGATCGGCCCCCCGCAAGTCACTTCTTTCGTGACCCCCCGGCAGGATGGGCCCGACATGATGGTCGGCGGTGCCTATGAGGGCGCCCAGCGTTTCGACGAGACCCTGGCCTTGTGGCAGCCATCGCTGACCTCGGCCGATTTCGATATCCTGAACGATAAACCGTTGCTGGACGCCCGCGTGCGCGACAGCATCCGCAACGACTCCTACGTGTTCGCTGGTTCCGAGATCCACAAAGACAACATTGTCGGATCGCATTACCTGCTGAACTGCCACCCCAATCTCGAGGTGCTGGGGCTGGATTCCACATGGGCCGAGGAATTCCAGCGCGAGGTTGAATCGAAGTTCCAGGTTTGGGCCGATAGCCCCAGCCATTGGATCGATAAAACCATGGCCCACGACTTCACGTCGATGGTCCGCATGGCTGCCGGCCTGATGGTGTCGGGCAGCGAGATCCTCGCCTCGTCCGAGTGGATGAGCGATGGGCGTCCGTTCGGCACGGCGATCCAGATGATCGATACTGACCGGCTGTCGAACCCTTACGGCCAGTGGGATAACCCGAACCTGCGCGGCGGGGTCGAGAAGAACAATGATGGGGTGCCGATCGGATACCATATCCGCAAGGCCCATCCCGTTGACTTTTCCTCGATCGCCAGCATCGACGCCTACACTTGGCAGCGGGTGCCTGCCCGTGAGCCCTGGGGGCGCCCGAAGGTCATCCACATTGTCGATCGCTGGCGCGTCGATCAATCGCGCGGCGTTTCCACCATGGTTTCCGCACTCAAAGAGATGCGGATGACGAAGCGATATCGGGACGTCGTGCTGCAGAATGCCGTGGTCAACGCGACGTATGCGGCCACGATTGAATCCGATTTGCCGAGTGAAACGGTGATGACACAGCTTGGGGGCGGCAACGTCTCGGAAGTCGCGTTTGAGAAGATGATCACCCAGTACGCGCAAGGTTATCTCGCGGCGGTGGGGGCCTACGCGAAGGGCGCCAAGAACATCGCGATCGACGGGGTGAAAATCCCCCATCTGTTCCCTGGGACGAAGCTGCAACTTCGTCCGGCCGGCGGCAGCGATGCGATGGGGACGAACTTTGAAGCGTCCCTGCTGCGCTATCTCTCGGCCAACCTCGGCGTCAGCTATGAGCAGCTTTCGCGGGACTATAGCCATGTCAATTATGCCTCGTTCCGCGCGGGAGCGGTCGAGACGTGGAAGGGCATGCAGTCCAAGAAGCGGCGGGGCACCGACGCTTTCGCCAACCAGATATACCGCCTGTGGTTCGAGGAAGCCGTCAACGCAGGCCAGATCACGTCGCTGACCCGCAAGTGCCCGTCGATTTATGATGCCAACGGGCGGCTCGGCCTGTTCTTCGACGCATACACGCAGGCCGAATGGATTGGTGCGAGCCGTGGCCAGGTAGATGAGCTTAAGGAAACGCAGGCCGCGATCCAGCGCATTATTTTCGGCATCTCGAGCTATCAGCGAGAGGCGGCCCGCCTCGGTATGGATTGGCGCAAGCTGTTCGCCCAGATCCAGCGCGAGCGCGAGATGATGGACAAGTTGGGCATCCTGCAAAACGTGTCGTCCGACATGATGAACGCCACCACCGGCACACTTGGCCAGCAAGACAGCGGGCAGAGCGCCAGCGGTTTCCAGGGTGGGAAGGCGAAAGGCAAGAGCAATGGATGACTTCCGTCTCATGGGTCACGACTCGCCGTTGGTTCTCAAGCGCGATCCTTGTCGCCAAGTTTTGGACGTAAGTCAACTTTTGCGTGACACTCGCCACAAAGATTGCATTTCAAAGCAAGCCGCGGGAGGTGCCCGTGGGCGTTGATGCTTTCCTCTCGTCCTTCTCTGGCTCGGTCGCATTGGTTGCCGCAGACCAAGCCTCGTGGCTCGCCGATTGCTCGCAAAAGCTGGCGATTATGGACCATGGACTTGAGATGCTCGCCGCTGGTGGCAGTACCGATGATGGGTTTTGGCCTGCGGCCGATGATTGGCGCGCGCAGTACCGTCCGTATAATGTGCAGGATGGTGTGCTCACCATTCCGGTGACTGGCACACTTCTGAACGGCTTCAGTTATTCGACCCCCTGGGCCACGGGTTACCAGTACCTTTCGCGCGCATGGGACCGCGGCATGGCCGATCCCAATGTGAAGGCTGTGCATCTTTCAATCTCATCTAGTGGTGGTCACGCCGCCGGCAATTTCGATCTCGTCGACCACATGGTCGCGACCAAAACGAAGCCCGTACTCGCCAGCGCGGAGCCGGCCTATTCCGCAGCGTACAGCCTGGCGACCCCGGCCGATTGCATTTCGGTATCGCGCACCGGCGGGGCGGGTTCGGTGGGTGTCGTTACCGGACACATGGATGTGTCCAAGGCGATGGACAAGGCTGGGGTCAAGATGACCCTGATCTCGGCTCCCGAGGGTGGCGATAAGACCGCAGGCAGCCCTTATGCCCCGCTCGGCGACGATCATCGGGATCGGATGCAAGCCAGCGTCGACGAACTTTATCAGCATTTCGTGGGCCTCGTGTCCCGGAATCGCAGCATGGACGAGACGACCGTTCGGGACACGAAGGGTAGGACTTTCACTGCTGCGCAAGCCCTGTCGAACGGTCTCGCTGACACCAGCGGCGCGCCGGGCGATGCCATGGCCAAATTTCTGGCCGATCACCTCGCATCTGACGATGGAGAAACCGAAATGTCCAATCAGAGCAGTGGGACGGTCGATCAGGCCGCCCATGATACCGCCGTCGCGTCCGCGCGCGCCGAAGGTCACGCCGCCGGCGTCGCCGAAGGCACCACCGCCGAACGCACCCGCATCGACGCGATCCTGAACAGCCCGGAAGCCCAGACGCATCCCGCACTCGCCCGCAAGATCGCATTCAAGCAGACGATGAGCGCTGCGGATGCTGCGTCCTTTATGGCCGATCTGCCTGCGGAAACCCCTGCCCCGTCGGCAGCCGCGCCGGTTGCGGCGGTCCCGGCTGCCGATCCGCCGGTCAGCGCGCACGCCAATTCCAACTTCGCCGCGGCCATGGGCGCCACCGGCGGCGCAGGCGTCACGCCTGGCGGCCCCGAAGCGCGGGTTGAAGATCCCGATGACGCCGGGAGCGCGCTGAGCGCCGCCGCCGCAATGGGTATCCCCGGCCTCCGCAGCACCCAAAAGCTGAAGGACGGCCCCACCCGCTGACCAACTGGGCAGTCGAGTCACTCTTTTCGTGAAGGATGAGCCAAATGGCACAGGTTACCATTCCCTATCCGGTTCTCGGTCAGGCGAGCTTCCAGCAGACCGATACCTGGCTGCAGTCGTTTCTGCTCGCCGGGTCGGACCTCCCGCTCAAGTCGTATCCCTACCCCGTGGCCCCGAACACCACGATCGCTCAGTTTCAGGTCGTTGGCCTGAATGCGGGCGGCCAGCTTATTCCGGCGGTGAAGGGCGTCACCCAGGCGATCGGCGTCGCCTCGGTGCCGATCGTCACGGCCGCTGGCGATTCGAGCGAATCCATTCCGGTCTACTTCTCGGGATGCTTCAACGGGAACGCCCTTGTCTACGACGCTTCGTACAACACGCAGGCGTTCCAGCAGGCAGCCTTCGCCGGTGCGCCGACGCCCACCACCATCACGGTGCGCTGGCGCCCGATTCAGCCGCAGCCCTGATCGACAATCACTCTTTTCGTGAGGAGTCTATAAAATGACCACTGGTGCCACGGGCGTGACGATCGCCCCCTATTCCGCCACCAACCCGTTCAATCTCTGGTCGCTGCGCAAGTCGATCGGCGTCATGCGCGACGTCCTGCCGCGCTTCACCTACTGGCTGGACATGTTCAACCGCCAGGTGAACAGCATCGACGAGTGGATCGATTTCGAGAAGCTGCCCTATCAGAATCGCAAGCTGGCGCCGTTCGTGCTGCCCAGCGGCAGCGGCAAGCCGGTCTATACCGATCGGGCGAACGGCTACCGCTTCAAGCCGGCCTATATCAAGGTCAAGGACGCCGTTGATCCGGCGCGCGTCATGTCCAAGATCCCCGGCATCGACGCGATCCTCGGCACGGATACGCCGCTGACGCCCGCCCAGCGGCGCGATGCGCTCAAGGCGGGCATGACCGCCCAGCACTTGATCACCATCCAGCGCCGTTGGGAGTGGATGGCCGCGCAAGCGATCATCTACGGTCAGGTGACCATTGGCGGCACCGAGGAATATCCGCTGACCACGGTGAACTTCGGCCGGAACGCCAATCAGAGCGTCGCCCTCACCGCTGGCTCGTTTTGGGGGACTTCGGGTATCAGCATCCTGTCGATGCTGCAGACCTGGGCTGACCAGATGATGAAGCCGACCTACAATTCGGATGGCACCGGCGGTTTCGGCGGCTTCCCGATCCGGCTGACCGTCGGCACCTCGGCGTGGCAGGCCATGCGCAGCGATCCCGAAATCCTGTCGATGATGAACAAGTTCTACCCGAATACCGGGATCGACGTCCAGCGTGCGCTGGTGTCGGGCGAGTTCGTCACGAAGGTTGGCGATCTGCCTTTTGGTGGGCCCACCGGCGCGGTGGTCGAAATCTGGCTGTATCGGGACAGCTATGTTGACGATACCGGTGTGGAGCAGCCGTTCCTTGCCCCCACCGATATCGTGCTTACCGGCCATCCGGATGCGATCTCGGGCCATCGCTGCTTCGGGGCGATCGTCGATCCCTATGCCAACTGGCAGGCGCTCGATATCTTCCCGCGCAATTGGTACGAGCCGGGCGACCCCGCCGTCGAATACCTGTTGCACCAGTCGGCCCCGCTGTTCGTGCCGGTCAACCCGAACGCGACGTTCCGCGCGACGGTGACCGCTTCGTAATTGCAACCCAACTCGGTCAGCATTGACTTGCTGACTGAGTCAACTTTGAGGTGACTTATGCCCCTTTTGTTCATCAAGCATGTGGTCTACCATTCGGATCCGGAGACCAAGGAACTGAAGATCCTGCAGCCCGGCGCGGTCCATCTGGTCGCGGCCGATCACGTCAGTCATCTGACGAAAGCCGGTGCTGTGCGCGAGCCGACCGATGAAGAAGTGCTGATCTACCGGGCGACCCATCCGGAGAAGACGCTTGATCCGGCGCTGGCCGCTGCGGCGGACTTGAAGCCCACCTCCACCGATGCCCCCGCTGCTCCTGCGGCGCCTGGCACCCCGGCGGAACACGACGACCTCGTCTGATGGTGCCAATCCGCACCATTAAGCGGAACGCACGCCGGGATCTCCATCATCGTATGGCGATCCCGGTTGTGTACCTGCGAACCCTTTCCGCCGCCCCTGTCCTATTGCGCGTGCGCTTGCACAACCGGTGGGATCGCATGGGCGACGTAAAAGGCTCGCGCCTCTACCCTGCCGAGATGGAGAATCTGGCGCCCCGGGCGGTGTTCGATCTGGATGCGATCCCGACAGCCCAAATCACCAAAGGGGCAATCCTGTCATTCGAACAGGGCGAAGCCTATACCATCGATCATACGCTGCCGCCGGACGACCGGTTCCAGCATGTGCAGATCGCCCCGATGATCAATGGCGCAGCCAATGGGCTGCCCTATCCCTCGGAAGATGGCGACCAGATCGTCTATCCCGGAAACGGTGTCTGATGGCGAAAATCACCATCTTCAATACGGCGGGCTCGCGCTACGGCATATCAATCTCTGGGATCGAGGCCTTCGACGCGATCGATGACGTGGCGCAGCATCATCTTGTGAGCGCGCAGAGAGCGGTGAACAAGGCTCTGGACTGGACCCGCACGCGCAGCGCCGAGGCCATCCGAAGCCAGGTCGCCTTTCCCGCCAGCTACTTGAATCCGGCGGAAGGACGACTGATCGTCAAGGCCTACGCCTCGACGGCATCGCTGAGCGGCCGGATCGGCGCGCGTGTGGACCCCACCTCACTCGCGCGGTTCGTCAAGGGCAATCCCAAGCCGGGGGCCCCCGGGGGTGTCACCGTCGAGATCAAGCCGGGTCGCGCTGTCGTTATGCCGAAGGCCTTTCTCGTCAGACTGGCGAACGCGAACATGGGCCTCGCTGTCCGGAGCAAGGGGCCGCCCGCTGGCGCATACCTGCCGAAGGCGTTCAGCAACGGGTTGTGGCTGCTCTACGGCCCCAGCATCAGTCAGGTGTTCGATGGGACACGCGCCGAGGTTGCGCCGGCTGCGGCTGAGTTCCTCGAGCAGGAATACAATCGACAGATGGATCTGAAGCAATGAGCATGCTGATTCCAATCAAGCTGGCCACGCTGATGGGTCTGACGGCGTTGCTGCAAGGCATCACGCCGGCCGCCGGCTATCAGCACGATCTCTCGGACTATGTGGATACCAACGGCGACACGCGCCCCAGAGTGTTCCGCGGCCGAAATGTGTTCGGCATGGACGACCCGCTGCCGATGCTTTCGATCCTTGAGGAACCGCGCCCAGAGTGGGGGTTTGCTCCCGAGTTTTCCGGGTTGGGTGCTGGCCCATGGCCATTGTTCGTTCAGGGATTCGTCCAGGATGATCCGACAAATCCGACCGATCCCGCCCACTACCTGATGGCCGATGTGAAGAAGTGCCTCGCGCTCCATCTCAAAGCGGCCTTGGGATCGGGGAATATCTTCGGGGTCGGCCGCGCGGTTCGCTCCTACAAAATCGCTACCGGCGTCGTGCGGCCGCCGGACGATGTATCGGCCATGGCCAACTTCTTCCTGCCGCTCACCCTCGAGTTTTTCGAGGATATGACGAGCCCCTTTGCCTACCCCTGAAATCACGTTATGGGTGATTTCACTATCAAGGAGTGACCGTTATGCCTTCCATTCTGACTCCCGTTGTCAACAACTATCGGACTGGCCGCGGTGCGGTCTTCTTTGATGCCTTCGCCCCCGGAACGCAGAGCCTCACAGGCGAAATGTTCCTCGGCGACTGCAAGGGCTTCAACGTCGCGATCAAGACGACCCAGACCGATCACTACCAGTCGACCGGTGGCGTGAAGGTGATGGATGAATCTGCTGCGATCCAGGCGGACGCATCGGGCCAGATCCAGAGCGAGAACGTGGACGCGAACCAGCTTTCGCGCTTCCTTTTCGCTTCTGGTGGTCCCCAGACGATCACGCAGGCGGCCGGCGCTATCGCCCCGGAGCAGATCGGCCCGGTGCTTCTCGGTGCCTACTATCAACTCGGCCGGGCCGGCGGCGCCAACCCGGTGGGCGTCCAGTCGCTCAGCACCGCGACCAAACCCGTGGTGAAGAACGGGGCCGGGACGACGACGTATGTCGAAGGCGTGGATTACCTGGTCGACTATACGATGGCCCGCATTCAGCCCCTTCCTGGCGGCTCGATCACGTCTGGGGAAACGCTCAGTGTCGGCTATTCGCTCCTGGCAGTTTCCAAGACGCGGGTCACCGCCGGCACCAAGCCGATGGAGGGCGCCGTGCGCTATATCTCGGACAACAGCACCGGCTCGAACGACGTCTGGTATCTGCCGTGGGTCAAGCTGGTCCCCAACGGCACCTATGACGCGATTGGTGACAAGTTCGCCGAGATCACCTTCGACTTGAAGGTCTTGCTGCTCAGCAGCGCTAGCACCTTCATGTTTGTCGATGGTATCGGCGTCTGATCGGAGCGGGCTCGTGGGACTTGCGCACCTGACAAGCCGCACCGACAAGGTCGAACTCCTGAACGGGGAATCATTCTCCGTTCGGGGGCTCGGCTTCCTCGACATTCAACCCATTGTCCAAGCAAATTTCGAGCCTCTCGCCCTGTTGTTCGACAGGTTCTCGAAAGGCGGTGTGCCGGGTCTGCTGACCGATACCGCCGTGATGATCACAGCCATTGCCCAGGTGGCTCCCGCAGCTTTTCGACAGATCGTTGCCGCTGGCGCCGATGAGCCGGACGTCAATCTGGTCGACCTTCTGCCGATGCCTGCGCAGTTGGAGGCGCTCGAAAAGATCGCGATGCTCACGTTCGAAGGGCACGGCGGCGTAAAAAAAGTGGGCGAGATGGTCATTCGGGTACTGGACAGTCTCAGGGTGACGATGGGGAGCTTCTAACCCTCGACACCTGGTTGTGGGGTTTTCGCCGCCAAGTCAGCCTGTTGCTGGCCAACGGCCACCCTGCCGCCGCCACGTACCCCCTCGGTTTGCTGAATGAAGAATGTGACCTCGTCGTCCAAAGGCTGAACCGCCAGACGGTGACCGAGGCAATCCTTCTGCAAATGGCCGTCTCGTCGTTGTTTTCTTCCGAGGGTGGGGACGTATTTAGTAAGCAAATCAGCAAGTTGATGAAGGACTGAACTATGGCCTCGTCCCAGCGCGATATTGAACTGGTCATCCGGGCGCGGGACGAGGCAACCAAGGCGGTGAACGCCGTTGCCGAGGCGCTCAAAATCCTGTCGGGCGTCCAGCAAGACGTCGGGAACAGCGCGCAGCAATCGGATGGTCAACTCGGGCGCCTCGGCGAAGCCTACAACAAACTGTCGCGTGAGATCGAGGGGCTCAAGGCGCTCGAAACCGTCGTTGGCCAGATCGACCGGGCATCGGGGGCGATGGAGCGCCTCGAAAGCTCCGTCGCGTCTGCGAATGACCGCGTTGCCGACGCCGGCGCCAAGCAACAGGAATTGGCCCAAGCCGGTAGCCGACTGGTCGCTGAGTCCGAGCGGGTCAAGGTTGCGCTTGAAAGTGAGCGGGCCGCCGCCGCCCAGTTGGAGCGTCAGCACCTCGGCTTGCAGATCCAGATCGACGCAGCCGCCAAGGGGTTCAATCGACTCGTCGGCCAGATGAACCGGGCAGACAATGCGTCTGAGAAGCAACGCCAAAGCTATCGCGAGCAGCTTCAGGCGATCTTGCCGTTGGTCGAACAGCAGGCCGTCCTCGAGCGCCAGCAAGCATCGCGCGCGTCGGCGGTTACCGGGCTTGAGCGGCAATACGCCGGGCTTACCGCCGAAATCGGATCGAATGCCCGGGCGGCCCTGAATGCGGAGAACGCAAGCCGCAAGGCGGCCATCGCGCAGGAAGCCATGGTTGAAAACCTGGCCAAGGCGCGCACGGTGTTCGACGAGTTGCGGGGCGCAGGCGACGCAGCATCGCATATGCTCGGCGGTGTCGCGCTCAACGCTGACGCCGTCGCGACGGCGATGCAGACCGCCGCAAAGACGGCGACCGAACTGCGGTCGATCATGGAACGTCAGGGCCCTGTGCAGGGGGTCTCATCACCTGTCCTCACGGGGGCTGCTGAGGCCAAGGAAAAGTACCTCGTTTATCGCCAGGCGCAGGACGAAATGCGGGCCTTGGCAGTCGCCATGCGCGAGGCCGGAACGGCGACTGTGGAGCAGTCTGGCGCGTTCGAGTTGGCCCGCGCCCGCGTGATCGAGACCAAGGCGGCTTACGACGCGCTGCGCAATTCGGTTACCGAAATCCCCAATCGTCTGGGCGTCCTCGCGGAGAAAGAGCGAGAAGTCGCCGCAGCCTTGCGGGCCACTGCGGAAGCCTCCCGCGCCAGCGCCGCGATGGCCGCGCTGGATTGGGAATCGCATCAGGTCGAAATGACGTTCGCGGCGCGCGCCCGGGAGTCGTATGTGGCGCTGGCCGCAGCGATCCGCGCCAAAATGGCCGCTGAAGTTGAGGCGGCCGGGGCGTCTCGGTCGGCAGCCAATTCGAGCAGGGAATCGCTGAGCCTGTTCCAGCGCCTTCGTGGCGAAGTGCTCGGCCTGGCTGCGGCATATGTCGGGTTGCAGGGCGCGCTGGGGGGCTTGCGTGCGGTGATCCAGACCGCAGCAAACTTGCAGCAGGCCCAAGGGCAACTCGTCGCGGCTTTCAATGGCAACGAGGGCGCCGCCAAGCAGGAAATGACCTATGTGCGTGGCGAGGCCGAGCGCCTGGGCTACGAGCTTACCTCTCTGTCCTCGGAATATGCAAAGCTCGCTCTTGCCGCCAGCGCGAGTAATATCTCCGTTGGCACGACGCGCAACCTGTTCACCGCGCTGGCTGAGTCTGGCCGCGTCGCCGGCTTGACGACCGCACAGTTTGAGCGGGTGCTGTTCGATTTCAACAAGATGGTCGAACTGGGCAAGGTTGATGCCCGCGATTTCAATGGCGTGTTGCGGCAGATCCCGTTCGCCGCGCGATCGATGGCCGAAGCGCTTGGTTTGTCCAACGACGAATTCCGCAAGATGCAGCGGAGTCCGGAAGGTATCGCCGCCAACGAAAAGGTGATGAACGAGTTCGCGAACAAGCTGCGCGAGCATTTTCAGGACCGGTTACCTGCTGCGCTGCGGACCTTCAACGCAGAGTGGGGCCGCTTTCAGACCACCTTGCAGGAGTCCGAAGAGACCGTAGCCAAATCCGGATTCATGGACGCGCTGGCCGCAGGGCTCGAGCGATTGAACGCCTATTTCCGTTCGGATGAGGGGCAGCAGTTTTTCCAGAACCTTGGCCGCGCGCTGGGCAACCTGACGAATATCCTTGTCTGGTGCCTCGATCATTTCGGCACCTTGTTCGAGTTGTTCAAGGCGTTCGTCGCGATCCGGATCGGCGCATTCTTCTATGCCCTCATCCCGCAGATCGTCGAACTTGGCGAAGCCCTGATGGCGGCGGCCAGCGCATCGACGGCTCTGAGCGTGGCGCTCGGCGGTATCCCGCTCCTGTTCGGCGCCATCGCGTTCGTCGCCATGTCGGCTGCCGGCAAAGTGGTCTCTGGCGTCAGCGACATGACGCAGGCGTTTGACGAGCATAACCGTCAACTCGACAAGGTGCAGCAGGCCTGGGCGGATGCCGGCGGCAAGGCCGACGTGTTCCGCCAGAAGCTCGGCGACCTCACGCAGACCGAACTGGTCAGCCAGCAGGTCAAGCTGCAGGATGCCCGCAACGAACTCGTAAGTCGGCCGATCATCAACCACTCGGATAGAGAGGATTTTGCATACGCGCCGACCGCGACGATCAACCAGGTCCAACGACTGACGGAGCAACTCAAGAGCGGCAAGCTGTCGGCCGACGAGTACACCCATTCGATCGACAACCTCGTGCAGCATGCCGGCCTGCCGCAGAACGTCGGCGCAAGTTTCATTGCCTGGGGTCGCAACATCGGCGATGCCAACGACAAGCTGCGGCAGAACAAGGCGCTGATGGACGCCGCGCGCGGGACGATGACGGATGCCGATCGGGCGGTACTCGGATTGACCGACAGCTTCGATAAATTCGGCGGGTCAATCCCGACGGACAAGGTGAACGAGTTCAGCAAGGCGCTGAACAACCTGAAGAAGGACATCCCCGAACTGCGCGCTGAGGCTGAGCGCGCTCAGGCTGTATTTCAGGCCGACCAAGACCTTGAGCAGGCCCAGCAGAAGGCCGGCGCGATCACAGATCCCAAAGCGAAAGCCGCAGCACTCGCACAGGCCCAGGCGCTCCATGATCGGGCTGTTTCAGACATCAATGGCGCCTCGGCGGTGCAGCAGGCACAGGACGGCAACCGCGCGCAATACCTCGCTTCCGCGCGACGGTATGTCGGCGATGACGAGCACAAAGACCGGCGCGGGCTTGAGTCGCTCTTTGCGTCGTCCGGTCAGTCCCTCGATCCGGAAAAGGTCGCGTGGTGCGCGGCATTCGTGAATGCGATCCTGCATCAGAATGGTGCGCCGGGCACGGGCAGCCTCGCTGCGCGCGATTTTCTGACATACGGATCCAACGTCACACCGAAAGATGCGGAGCCTGGCGACATCGTGGTGCTGAAGGGGGCTGGCGCACACGGGCACGTCGGCTTTTTTGACGGCTATCAGGGCGACCGGGTGCGAGTGCTTGGGGGCAATCAGGCTGGCGGCAAGGTATCTGAAGAGAGTTTCCCCGCCAGCGCTGTGCTGGGCTTCCGTCGTGCTCCCACCCCCGCCGAGCAGGCCCAGACCCAGTCGAAGAACGACAGCGAAATCGACGCTTTCCACCAGTCGGTGACGGATGGGATCGCCAAGGCGGTGGCGGATTCCGCAGCCCTCGGTATGTCGCCGCGCGACTTGTTCATCCAACGCCAGATGGACTCGTTCGATAAACGCATCGCGGACTCACAGAGCGGAAAAGGGGGCCGCGAAGCCGCCCCTATCACTTGGGGGGCTGGCGAGCGGGAGAAGTTGGCGGGCACCTATGGCCAGCTATTCGACAACACACATCGCGACGAGGAACGCAAAAAACTCGAACAGTTGCAGAACGAGGAGGCGTTGGCGACGCAGAATAGCCAGCGTCTCACGGCGCCGCAAATGGCAGCCAACCGGCTGCGAACTGAGGGTGTCTGGAATTTAGACCATGCTGGCAACCCAACCGACGAGTTGGGCCAGCAGGCATTGCAGGTTTACACCTCGCAGTTCCAGCGTCAGTTGACCAAGCAGAACGCCGACAGCATGAGCGGTCTGAGTGGTCAGTTGACCGAGGCGCGTAAGGCGCTGACCGACGGCTACAAGAGCGGTGACGAGGGGGAAATCAAGTCCGCGCGCAAGGATATCGCGGATCTCAGCGCGCAACTCAAGGCGGGTTTGCCCGATGCCATCGCCTACTTCAAGGCGATCGGCGATCAGAAAACTGTCGCCCAGCTTGAGGCGATTCACAATCAAATCAATAACTTGAAAGTTGATTTGATCGATTCGAAGCAGGTGAATTCCGACATCGCCGGCGGCCTCGTGAGTACGTTCAACGCCGGCGCCAAAGGCGTCGCGCAGTTCGCGCTCGGGCTGCGTGGTGCATCGAATATCTTTCGCGAAATGCGGAATGCGTTCCTGCAGTTTGCCAGCGACTTCCTGCTGAAAATTGCGGACATGATCATGCAGACCGAGATCTTGAAGGGCTTGAACGCCCTGGGGATCGGGACCAGCGTGAGCAATGGCGTCAACGCGGCTGCCGGTGGCGGGTCTGGCGGCGGCCTGGGGGGGCTGGGCGGCCTTTTGGGATCGATCCTCGGCGGGGGCGGCGCGGGGGGCGCTGTGGCCGGCGGTGGTATGGAGTTGGGCTCCATTTCTGCATCAGGTCTGCCGAGCGCACTGGATGCGTTCACCATCGCCGCGCCCGTCATGCACACAGGCGGAATCGTTGGCCGCGCCGCCGCCATGCGCTCGATCAGCCCTGCAGCGTTTGCCGGCGCCTTGCGAATGCACGACGGCGGTATCGCGGGCGTCGCCCCGGACGAATATCCGACGATCCTGCAAGAGGGCGAAGAGGTGTTGAAAAACAGCAGCCCCCGCCACATCGGCAACATTGCCGCCACGATGGCCTCTGCCCAGAGCGCCGCGCCGAACCTCAAGATCATCAACGCGATCGATGCTGGCCATATGCTCACCGAAGCGCTGGCCACGCAGCACGGTGAGCGAGCCATCGTCAACCACTTCCGGAAGAATTCTCGGACGATCAAGAAGGCCCTCGGCTGATGACCCTTCCCCTGTTTCCCGGCCGGGTAAACTGGTCCTCATCGCTCAAGGTTACCCGGGAATATCGGACGACCGTACAGATCAGTCGCTCAGGAAAAGAGCAGCGCCGGGGGCTACGACTCCGTCCGCGCAAGACCCTCGAGTTCGATTTCCTGACGATGCCCGCCTACACCCGGCAGATGATGGGATGGCTCAAGGCCAATATCGGCCAGGATATCTTGGTCGCGGATGAGAGCCGCCGCGCCGTGGTGACGACGGGGTCAGCAGCAGGGACGAACGGGACCATCGCCACCGGGACCACACCCCCTTGGCTTACCGGGGTTGTCGCGGCGCGCGTACCCGGCGCAGACCAATTCCTTATCGACGTCGCGCCAACCGTTGGTGGCTTCACCATCGTGGGTGCGGCCCCCGCCATCCCGGCGGGCACGTCGCTGTATCCTGCGCTGCAGGGACGGTTCCCCAGCACCGTCGATATCGAACTTGTGACAGACGGCGTGGTCTCCGGATCGATCACGTTCAATGTGACTCCGCTGACCGAGGTCGAAACCAATCCGGCTGCGGCGCCCGTGGTATTCAATGGCCGCGAGGTTTTCCTCATGCGCCCGAACTGGATGACGAACCCCAAGGTCACATTCTCGAACGACTACGAGACCGTCGATTACGGCTATGGCGCATTGGCCTATTTCAACCCGATCTCGTTCGTGTCCCGAGCGCAGCAAGCCTCGTACCTGGCGATGACGCATCAGCAGATGGTGGCGATCGAGGACATGTATTTTCGCCTGCACGGGCAACTCGGCGAATTCCTGTTGCCCACCTGGCAGAACGATATCATCCCTCAAGCACCGGTCGCGGCCGGGGCCACGAGTTTCCTGGCCCCAAGCGACCTTTATACCGACTTCGTTGGTGATACTGTCTTTGACGCATTCTGCGCGGCCTATGGGGACGGCAGCTATCAGTTTGGTCTCGTGACAAGCATCGGGCAAAACGGCAGCTTCGCGCAGATCAACATCGGGGCCACCGCATTGTGCAGCCCGGCCGGTGCGACGACGAACTCTGCAGCGGGGCTCGCGCGGGCGCTGGACAACACGGTCACCTCGATCTCGTGGATGCCGGTCCATCGGTTTGCCTCAGACAAACTTATAAGTGAGTGGATCACCGATAGCGTTGCGCAAACGCAGCTTTCCGTTATATCGTTGCAAGATCTTTCGCCGGGGAAATAGCGTGACTTTCGGAGACATCGAATCCTCACGGCAAGAAGCCATTCCGTATCTTCTGATGCTTTTTACCTATGGCTCGAATGTAAGCGATACCTATGCCTATACGACTTCGGAAGATCCGATCGTTTATAATGGTATAACTTATGTCCCCGCACCATTGAGCGATGACGCTTTCACCGCATCCGGCTCACTTGATAAGGCCGCGATCGATATTAAGCTGTCAAAATCTCTCTCCATCCTCGAACTGTTCACCGGTTATCCGCCGTCTAACGCAATCACTATTAGCGTGTTCATGGGTCATTATGGTGATTCGAACGCCAATTTGATCTGGCCCGGGCGCGTTCGGTCGGCGGCGATCAACGATGATGAGATCACGTTGACCTGTGAACCGATCTCGACGTCGATGATGCGATCTGGATTGCGACGCCACTGGCAGCGCCCTTGCCCGCACGCCGTCTATAGCCAGGGCGACGGCTTGTGCAACGCATCGCAGGCGGCATTCACCGTCAGTGCGGCAGTTACGTCCGTATCTGGTCCATACATCGCGCTGCCGGGTGGATGGAATGGCGCATTTGCCCAAGGAAACTTCGTCAACGGCATCGTCAGTTGGACCAACGCCGCGGGCCGGACGGAATACCGGATGATCCTGACGATCGACAATGCCAATCAAATCTGCCTCGATAGCGATTGCCCGACGTTGAGCGCAGGCATGACGCTGCACCTGTCCCTCGGTTGCGATCACTCGACGGATACGTGCCAGAACGTGTTCAAAAATATCAATAATTTTGGCGGCTGCCAATGGATTCCGCTGGTCAATCCGATCGGCATTGTGAACAACTTTGGTTGAGGTTCGGCTATGCCCGTTTGGTTGATCGGCGTTCTGATTTCGGTGGCGCTGGACGTCATCGCTTATCTAATCGCCCCCCACAACGAAACGCCGCAAGGTGTTCAAGACCTGCAAGCCCCCACCGCATCGGCGAACAAGCCGGTCTATGTGCTGTTCGGATCGGCGCGGATCATGGACCCCAACGTGCTCTGGTATGGGCAGGCATCGACCAACACCTACACCACGAGTGGAGGTAGCGGTGGAAAGTGAGACCGACCCGATCATCACCATCAACGATGCCCGCAAAGCCGGCTATTGCGTCAACGGGATGCGGAAATGGGCGCGGCACCACAACCTTGATTTCAAGGACTTTGTAAAGAACGGCCTACCGGCCAGCAAACTATTGGCGACAGGCGATCAGCTTGGAATAAACATCGTCAATCGAGCTAAGGACAAGTAAATGGGCGCGATGGGTAAAAGTGGTGGCCAACAGGTTACCGACTATTACATGTCGGTTCATTTTGGCATTGCGATTGCAATGGATGCCCTGACCGGCGTTTATGTAAACAATAAAACCGCATGGGAAGGTCTAGCAACCACCAAAACCACCATAAACATCAATCTACCCACGCTGTACGGCGGCAACACGATTGGCGGGGGTCTGGTTGGCAATATCGATTGGTATCCTGGCGCGCCAGACCAGCTTATTTCGGCGGACTTCGCGACGTTGTTGGGGGGCACCCCCGCCAGCATGCCTGCCTATCGCGGTGTCGCAACGGCGCTGTTCTATGGCTCGACGGCTGGCGAAGGCTTCCTGTGGACGTCCAACAACCCGGTCATCGCGCAGAACGTCGATTTCCGCGGCTACCGCTTCCCGCCAGCACCGGCTTTGGATCAAACACTCGCGCGGATCCCGGCGGCCCTCGATAGCGGCTACATCGCAGATACGACGTCGACCAACACAGCCAGTTCCGGCGCAGGATCCCCAGCCACATCGTCGATCTTGGCGTCGATCGCCCGCGCGATGGTCGGTGCCAACATCGTCGGTAATGCTGCGGGCATCGGCGCATCAACCACCGATGCCGCCTCGCATGCCGCCAACGCGATCAATGCAAGCTCACAGTTTTTCAAAGCCGCGGCCTCGGGGAACGTCATCACGGTCACCGAGAACAACACCAGCAATGCCTGGGTGAACGCCGTTCAGCCGGTTGCGGATCCCCAGTATCCCTATCGCGCCAGCACGGGCAACAGCACCGCCGGCTTCAGCTACTTCTTCGACATCACCGCCTTCGGGTCGCCAGGCAACGACGCCAACTCCGGACTTCAGGATGGCCCGTCGGCGGGCGTCGCCACGCTCACGATCGAGCAAGTACCGGAAACCGGGATGACCTTCTCACTCGGGCCGGAAGTCTACACCTTCACGAGTTATCCTGGCGATGACGCCAACCCCGCGTTCATGATCTATGACGTTTTCACCAACACCGACTGGGGTATGGGCTACCCGGCGGCGGCCTTGGACACGGCGGCCTTCAACTATGCAGCGTCGATCTTGTTTGGAGAGTCGCTTGGGCTATCGAAGGTTTGGAAAGTCGAATCAAGCATTGAGGATTTCGTAAATGATATTCTCAATCACATTCAAGGTGTGACTTATCTGGACCCTAAGACTGGTCTGCTGTCCTTGAAGTTAATTCGCGGTGATTATGCCATCTCTGATCTTCCAGTTTATGGACCGGATCAGATCAAAATGACCAACTATCAAAAAAAGCAGTGGCCAGAGACGATCAATGAGATCGTCGTTTCTTGGACAAACCCAGTCACCGAGCAACAGGAAAGCGTTTCCTGCCAGAACCCGTCGAACATCGCGATGCAGCAAGGACAGATTGTTAGCGACAAGCGCAATTTTTCCATGGTTCGCAATGCCCCCCTCGCAGCAAAATTAGCTGCGCGCGAATGTCGCATGGTTTCTGCCCCGCTCGACTCTTGTGAGATCGAGGTTGATCGTTCGGCCTGGGCGTCGGTGCCGGGTAGCTGCATCGTGATCAACTATCCCGAGAACGGGATCGTGGGGGGCGTCTTCCGGATCGGCCGGGTGGACTATGGAAGCCTGGACTCGCCGGCGATCAAAATTTCGCTGACCCGCGATATCTTCTCCCTCACCCCGGCATCGCTGTCGGCGCCAACATCGAGCCAATGGACGAATCCGAGCACCGCGCCGACCGACCTTCCGCTGGTTGACCTGTTCACACTGCCCTACTTTTTCCAGACAAACACAAATCTGCAAACGTCGATCCAGAGCCTTGCTTATCCCGAGGTGCTCGCCGCCGCCGTCGGTTACGCGGCCAACAGGGATTATGTGTCGTTCGACCTTTACGGCGAGACGACGCTTTCGACGGGGGCGACCACCTGGGCCAACTTCGGCACAAAGACGCTGGTGGAATGCATGCCCTCGCCGGCACTGAACGCCGAGGCCACCACGCTGATTCCGGTGACGGTGTTCCCCGATACCGCGCGGGCGCCGATCGCCGGGGGCTTTCTGCTGATCGGCACCGGTGATGGTGCGCAGGAAATGTGCCAGGTGGTATCCACCGATGGCACCAATTATACGATCAATCGCGGGATGCTCGACACCGTTCCGCAGGCGTGGCCGGCAGGCACCAATATCTGGGTGCTGAATGCCGGACTGAACAACACGGACGGCGTCAATATCTGGTCGGTAGGTGAGCAGGTCACCTACAAGCTGCTGCCGCGCACCTCACAGGGCGTGCTGGCGCTGGCAGCAGCTACCCCGCACGAGATCACCATGACCGCGCGCCCGTGGTTGCCCCTGCGGCCGGCAAACGTCCAAGTGAACGGGGTGGGCTTTGGATCTGAGCCGATCGGCACCGCCACGAACCTGACCATCACCTGGTCCACCCGCAATCGGACATTCGAGGATGGGCAAGCACTGCCCTGGACCTCGGGCCCGGTCGCGCCGGAATATTACCAAGAGACGGTCGTCACCGTGTTCGACCAGAACGGAAATCAGGTCTACCAACAGGGCGCGCTCTGGACTGAAAACGAGTTGGTTTTGCCGGTCACCTACTTCGCGAGGTACTCGGCGGTCAAAATCGTCGTGTCGTCGCGCCTTAACGGCGACCTTGAATCACTCTTTGGTTGCAACGTCACCATTACCGGGCTGCCGGCCGACGGGAACGCTGCGTTACCGCCCGCCCCGCCCGCCGCGACACCCCCACCCTCCCCCATCGCGGCGCCCACCTCGGCGAAGTGGTCGGTTGCCGGCGGCGCGGTCACCGATACGTCGGGAAATTCTATCCCGGCCCTCGTCATCAGCGGTACTCCGGATGCCGCAAGCGATGCCTTCCTGGTCGTGCGATATCGGGTGACCGGGGCATCGAACTGGACAGATCACCCCCTGATCACGCTGTCGAATGCTACGATCACCGCGAACATCACCGGCGTCGCGGCCAGCACACAGTACGATGTCCAGATCGCGTATCAGGCCACCTATGGGTCCGACGGCTACATCATGAGCGAGTGGCTGACCGTGGCCGGATCTCCCGCGACCACGGGCGCGGCGAACGCTGCGACGGCAACGACTGCTGGAAGCGCCGGGGCGATCGGCAATACGACCGCCGACCAATTGGCAGTAGCTTTGGCCAATGCGACGTCGATCGCCAATGCGGCGGAAAGCGCTGTGACCACCGGAGTCGCAACCGCCCAGGCCATGGCCGCCCAAGCCGTCTCCGATGCTCAAGCCGCGCAAACCGCGCAAACCGCAGCCGCGCAAGCCGTCTCGGAGGCTCAGGCGGCCCAGTCCGCTGCCACGGCGGCAACCTCGCAGGCGGAATCAGCCTCAAGCGCTGCCACTGCGGAGGTCGCACGCGCCGAGGCCGCCGAAGGGTCGCTGACGCAGCAGATCGTCAATCTGAGCCAGACCGTCACCCAAAATGCCAACACGGCGGCGGCTGCGGTTTCCAGCGAAGCGGTGGCCCGCGCAGATGCAATTGAGGGTGTGGCCGGTCAGATCACAGCCGTCCAGGCCAGCTATGACACCCTGTCATCCCAGGTCACCAATGACGTGGCGACCTTGACCAATGCCAACAGCGCAACGGCAACGCAGGTTTCGGCGCTGTCCGCCTATGCAACACCCAACCAAAACCTGCTGCCCAACCCGACAGGGGTGCTGGGGACACAGGGATGGAGCGGACCGTCGGGGTGGGTGTCTTACCACAGCCCCTCGGTGGGGTATATCTTCGGCAAAAACTACTCGGGGACACCAACCAACGGGGGCTACGATGCGTGGACGAGCGACCCCATCCCGATGGAGCCGGGGCCGTTTACGATCTCCGCCCATATCGAGAGCGCCGGCATCACTCCGCCCACGTCGGGCGATCGTCGGGGCGCCGTCGTTGCACTCGAATTTTACGACTCCGGTGTGAACTATCTCGGCGAGATCGACATCGCCTATAGCCCTAACACGGCTACCAATGGCCGAGCTTCGGGCACTGGGACATTGCCGGCCAATGCCGTGTCGGGCCGGGTGATCCTGTTCACTCCGCCGGGCACATCGTTTGCGTCGGCGGCTTTGTTCAATGTTTGGCAGATCAAGGTCGAACATGGCTCTGTGGCTACCGCGTACACCGACGATACTACGGTCGCCGCGATCAATGCGACGGTCGAGAACAATCAGACCACCCAAGCAACCGAGAACAGCGCGCTCGCGGCTCAGATCAGCGCCGTGCAGGTCAATCTCGGCGATCTGACCGGCACCGTCAGCAACAACGCGACTACCGCCGCGAATAACAATTCGGTCTTGGTCTCGCAGGTCTCCACCCTGCAGGCTTACGCCACCCCTCGTCCAAATCTGTTGCAAAACCCGACCGGTGCGCTGGGCCTGGCATCGTGGGTCGCCCCCGCTGGATCTGGCTGGGTGGGGTACACAAACCGAGACCTCGGAGGGGTATTCGGTCGTGATTTTCACGGTGCCAACCTCGCTGCCGGGGATGTCCTGTCGAGCATCCAATATGCTACCTACGCTGGGCAGGTGTTGACGCTTTCGGGGATGTACGAGACGCACGGTCTAATCCCGGCGACGACAGGGGACACCCGTGGTGCGATCGTCGGCGTGGAATGGTTTGATGCCTCTGGCAATTACCTGGGCGAGTTCAACCTACCGCTGGCGCTGAATACCCAAACGACGAACCGACAGGCGGCCACGGGGGCAGCGCCCGCCAATGCCAATTACTATGTGGTTCGTTTCGGTGCCGTCACAGGCACGACTTTCGCCGCGAACAGCGCCGGGATGGATGTCTGGCAGCTCAAGATTGAAGAAGGGCAGCCCGCTACCGCGTATACCGACGACGCGACCGCCGGCGCGATCAATGCCACCGTCGAGAATCGATCGATAGCCCAGGCAAACGCAACCTCCGCCCTCGCGTCGCAGGTTACGGCGCTCGCCGCGACGGTCAACACGAACGCTTCGGCGTCGGCGGCGGCTCTCTCCAACGAGACGACCGTGCGCGCGGCTGCGGACTCTTCCCTGTCCTCGCAGATCAGCACGCTGAACGCCAACTATGGCAGCCTGTCCGCGCTGGTGGGCAGCAACTATACCGCTCTGGCGAATGCAAATGCCGCTACCGCAGCATCGCTGGCGACGCTGCAGGCCACGACCAATGCCAACCCCAACCTGCTGCAAAACCCGACCGGCGCGCTTGGCATGCAGGGTTGGACATCTGGGGGACCGACCGCGATCAGTGCCCAAGTCGGGAACTATGGCGAGGGCGATTATTTTCAAACACCCACCGGATCAAGCGCTTCCGGCGTCCTTTGGTATCAGGATGTCGCTTATAGCGGCACCGGACCGCTCAGCATCCAGGCCGAACTATTCGCCGGGGGTTTGACCCTCAACAGTGGCACAGCGGCACAGGTTCGATTCTACATCGAATGGCTCGATTCCAGCCATGGCCACCTTGGCTATTCCGCAGTGGCGGCAGTGGCAGCGGGGCAAGACTGGGCCGAGGTGCAGATCCCCAACCAAACGCCGCCGGGCGGCGTGGCCTATGCGCGCGGCGTTATGGATATCTGGGGCAACGGGGCTTGGACCAACACGAATGCAGCATGGCGCCGGCTCAAGGTCGAATCTGGGACCATCTGCACGGCCTATACCGACGATGCGACCGCCAGCGCCATCAACGCCACGATCACCGCGCAGAGCGTTGCCCAGGCCAGCGAGAATAGCGCGCTGGCGGCCCAGATCTCGACGTTGTCCACCAACCTGGGCAGCTTGTCATCGACGGTCAGCAACAACTATTCGTCGCTGACGACTTCGATCAACACCACCGCCTCGCAGCTTTCGACGCTGACCTCGACGGTGGGCGGCAATTCAGCCAACATCACCACGCTGCAGTCGACCACGGCATCGCTGAACGGCGCGCTCTATGGCACCTGGGGCGTGACCGTGAATGCCAACGGCGCGATTGCCGGCATGGTGCTCTATGCGTCGAGCGGCAACACCATAACCAGTTCGGTGGTCTTCGACGCTGCCTCGTTCATCATTCGATCGTCGGCTAACCCGACGATCACGCCGTTCTATTACGACGCCACCAGCGGCACGCTGTTCTTGCAGTCGATCACGGTCAACACGATCAACGTGGCTAATAACGCAATAAGCAATGTTAACAATTCATTTACATCAGCACAGACTAACATCGCAGGCAACGCCACATCCACCATACAAACTTTAACTATAAGCGCTTCCGGTTCTCCAATTATTGTTTTGTTTGGCACGCAATTTAATACGTCTGGACAGGCTAACGTAACTCTAAAACTTGACGGAACTGCAATCTATGTTGGGGCAACGACCTCTACCACGACTTCTATGTTTGCAGAAATGACCATCAGCCCGGCGGCGGGCAACCGCACGCTGACCCTTGAGGTTGCCAATTTGCTCACCACACAGGCTCGGTGTGCCAATATGTCAATCACAACCATCGAGTTAAAAAAATGAACTATCTTGTCTATGACAGCATCTCGGGACTCGTGCTTCGCGCTGGTATTTGCTCCGATGCCGCCCACGTTCAGTTGCAAGCGCAAACCGGTGAGACGGTCGATGCTGCGCCGCCGGCCGATGTGACGGCTGATGGGTTGTGGCAATGGACCCCCTCCGGTTATGTCCACAACGCTCCGCCGGCTCCGACAATCGCCGAGTTGTCCGCCTATGCCAGTGGCAAGGCCTCTGCGATTCAGTCGGTGGCCCGTTCCTATACCGGGGGCACGACAAGTCTTGCCTCTGATGCCAGCGCCGCCTCACTTGCCGATTGGCTGGCGCTCCAGCAGTGGGCGTCGCTCAATCCCAACGCCACGACCAACTGGGTGGCGAACGATGGAACGGTCACGCCGCTGCCGGCAGTTGCGATCACACCGATCGCAACTGCGGTGGGCATTTATTCGCAATCGGTGTGGCAGACGCTCGCTGGCATCCTGACCAGCATCGCCGGCGGCACGATCACAACCATGGCGCAGATCGACAGCGCGCCCTGGCCAACCTGAAGGAGAAGAGCAAATGGCCGATACCACCACTACCCCTGCGTCGACCCCAACACCACTGTCTGCGGCCGAGCAGCAGACCCTTGAGAGCCTGCAAGCCCGCCAAGCGGCGATCACCGCCGCGCAAACCCTCGCGACCCAGCAAGCCCTTCTGGCGGCCCTGACGCAAGTGGGCGCCGCACTCGGCACATCAGCATCCTGGCAGACGATGGTCGATGCCCTTCAGGCTGCCAAACCCAACCTTGACGCCGAGATGGCCGCGCGGGTCGAACGGATCTGCATCTTTGCCAACAACGACGCACAGGCGATCTTCGCAAAGATCAAAGCACTCGGCGGCTGACACGTTTCACTTGCGGCGCCATCCCCAAACTGATAGCGGAGTCACGTTTTTAGTGACTCCGCTATTTTTGCGTTTGAGACCGCGATATGCTGAACACCGACGCTTTTCCCGCGTGCCTCGCAATCCTGCTGTCGCCGGCCGACGAAGGCGGCTTCGCGAACGATCCGCAGGATCCCGGCGGCGCAACCAACCATGGGGTGACCATAGGCGAATGGTCGCACTACGTCGGGCACCCCGTCACGGTGCAGGACATCAAGAATCTGACACCGGCCATGGTGGCGCCTCTCTACCGGACTGACTTCTGGTCGGCGCTGGCATGCGACAAGATGCCGGCGGCGCTGGCCCTCTGCGTGTTCGATTTCGGCGTCAACGCTGGGCCGCATGAGGCCGCCGTCGCGCTGCAGCACATCGTCGGCGCGATGGCCGACGGGCGGATCGGCAACACGACGCTCAAGGATATCCAGCAATACGCCGCCGCATTCGGCCTGAACAGCCTGATCGACAAGTATCAGGCCGCCCGGGCGGCTTTCTACCACACCCGGCCAGGCTTCCCCCGCTTCGGCGGCGACTGGGAGCGCCGCACGGCCATGATCACGGCAGCCGCGAAGGGGATGATCAAGTGACCAACGTGAAGCAGGCGCTCATCGCCGATCTCAAAGCGGCAGGCCAGCGGATCATCCCCGCGCTTGAGAGGATGAACCAACCCTCGTCGTGGGCGGCATATGCTGCTGTCGCCGGGGTGCTCGGCTTCAACCAAACCCAATATTCCAAATTCGCGATCGTCGCGTCCTGCGTCTGCGGGCTGATCGCGACCGTGCGCAATGACAATTCCGGCGCGCCGCCGGCCGCCTGATCGAGACCGCTGCCACCCCGCCAGCGCGCAGAAGCGGGGCTTTTGGAGAATACCCATGTCGCTCATCACTGAAATCGAGAGCTTTTTCACCAAGACCGCTTCGGCCGAGGCGCCGATCGTCAGTGCCACCACTGCCACGGCGCTCAAGGCGTTTGGCTCGTCGACCGCCGCGCAGGCCGTCGCGCTGCTCAAGCAGACCGATATCGGGACCGCAGTGGCCAATGACGTCTCGGCGGTCGAGTCGACCGGGCAGACCGGCGCGGAAAAGTTCGCCGCCGTGCTGGCGAACACCGTCCCGCTGGTGCTGAAGTATATCACCGGCGGCGGCATCGCGGCGCTGGAATCCGATGTCGTAGGCATTGCCTCGAGCCTGGTCCAGACGGTCTACACCGATGTCGCCGATACCGGCTTTGGCAAGATCGGCGCGGAACTCGTCGATCTGCTGACCGGCAAAAAGACGGCCTGAGCCCGTGTGGGGCTCCATCATCTCCTTCGTCGCGGGGCTGGCGGGCAAATTGCTCGCCAGCCTCTTCGGTAAGAAGGACCCTACCCCGGTCGATCTCGCCGCGAGTAATGCGACGAACCAAACCGAACTCGCCCAGCAGGAGACTGCCAATGCGATCGAAACTGAAGCTGCTCGCACTCGTACTGCCGCCGATGCTGTCGTGCTGCGGGAGTCCAGTGAGCCAAGCACCAAGCCCAATCCTGTCGGCACCGCCCGCACAGCCCTCGACGACGACGCAGAAGGGCACTGGCGGGATTGACCCGCTTTGCGCTTCGTTGTCCCCGGTGTCACTCAGCCACGAGGATACCGAGGGAACCAAGCAACAGGTGATCGTGCTCAACGCGATCATCGATAAAGCGTGCGGTGCAGCGAAATGACGGACCCGATGTCGTTTGGTCAGTATATATCCGTAGTGGTGGTTTCTGGCGCTTTTGCCATCGCTGGATCGTCTGGTTTGTGGGCTTTTGCCAGCAGCCGACTCAACCGCCGCGACACTGAGCGCGACAAGCGCGCTCAGGAAGAACGGGATAAACACGACCAAACGATTCGGGATATCTCCGAGTTGCGCACGATGGTCGTGCGCCTTGAGGCACAGATCGATGCCATGGGGGTGGAGTTCCCCCACCCGGAATGGACCCGGGATCCCTACACGCAGGAAATCATCGAATGCAACGCCGCATGCCGGCGCACGTTCTTCCTGCCGGTGGGGATCCAAGAGGCGATCGGCCAAACCTTTGAAACAGCCGAGTTTGTGCCGGATGCGGTCAAGTTGATCACTCTGGCCGATCGAGATGCCATGATGCATGGTGCAGCAGTCACCATCTGCCGCCCTCGTCCCGAAATGCAGGAACTCTGTTTCATCGAAATGGTGGGCGAAACCCGTGGGCGCAAACGCCAGGTCATCAAAGGTTTCGCGATTCCGACGTCCCTGTTGTTCTCGGGCGAGATCGGCGCGTTGATCGATCGCATTCAAGCCGAGCAAGACATGCGACTGAAAGTCTCGGCGGCGGGCAGTCCCGCCGCCTAATGAGATCATTTTACGATGTGCAGCGCGACTTTCGAGGTGGAGGGTGGTTCTGTCGCCGTACTCCCCGCCTCCTTTTCGAACACCAACTGCGTCGCGAGTTCGGTGAAAAATCCAATCTGCGTCGCGTCGATATCCCCAAACCATTGGCGAACAAGGCCGATCAACAGCGATACATCGCTGCTATCGCGCATTGATCTAACGTAGAATTTGGCAAGACGTTCGCCATCGGCCGCGTCTATAGTCCAATCTTTTTCGCTATTGTCAGTCACATTTACCCCCGAACGTAGAGTATAACCCAGTCTCGCACCCCTCGCGTTCGTTGCGCGCGATGTTTAATGCTCTGCTAAGCGACCATTAAATCAATGAAAAATCCTCCGCACTCAAATAGGCCCCTCCTGTTCGCTGATGCGAGATATTGGCGTAAGCCTCTATCATTTCGATCCCAAAGAACTTGTAATCATTGGCTAATGCCGCCTTACCGGTGCTTCCGGAACCACAGAAAGGGTCCAAAACGGTCCCCCCGGGCGGCGTTACAAGCCGGCATAAATACTCCATTAACTCGAACGGCTTCACCGTTGGATGGCTATTGTCGCCGCCTCGATCTGCCTTTGATGCTTTGGCGCAGTAGAAGAAGCGGGCGGCCGAGCCACGGTCCTTGCGCGGAATCATCTCGGTGCCGGGTGCCCCACGGCGCATCTCACCATAGGTGTTCTGGTTCTTCCGGCCCTCACTGCTGCTGCTGGTGCGGGCCAGTTGACCTGGGGCATCCGGAAATGCAGCCAATACCTCGTCGCTCCCATCGTGGATGACGTTGGCGGGCCAGCGGCCTGCCAACGCCTCACCCACATATTCAGGTCCGAGAACCCGGCTGGCGTCGATGTTGAGCGCCCCAGTCCCCCAGCGCGCCAGGTTCGCAGCAACGGACTTCTCGCCGAGTGGCTTGCGCGCGAGGACGATTGGTTCGTGCGCCGGCTTGAGAGCCGTACCCCACCCCTCCCACCGACCGTTCTGATTGTGGGAGTGGGGGAACCCGGAACCATAGATCCATTCGAGGCTGCCGATCGGCTGGCTGGAACCGAGCAGGCGCTCGAATGCTTTCGCCTGATCCGCATCCAGCGATTCCAGGAAAGCGCGCGCCATATCGTCCGCGCTCAACAATTCGAGGATGCAGTCTCGCACCTCAAACCCGGCATCCTCGATCGCGCAGGCCATCCGATGATAGGTGCGGGATCCGCCAAAGGCGACCAGATGGGCGCCTGGCTTCATCACCCGCAACACCTCGGCCCAAAGTTCGGGCCGGAATGCGATGTCGCCGCCGTCCCATTTCTGACCCATGAACCCGCGCGAACGGCGGGCGAACAGTCCGTCTGTCCCATGCTTCGCCGGCGCGGCATCGGTGGCCCCGAACCGCTTCACAATGCTCGTCAGATGGTATGGCGGATCGGTGACCGCAGAGGCGAACGTGTCGCTCGGTATCTGGGCCATCACCTCCATGCACCCACCGTGGACAATCATCAGATCAAATCCTCGTCATCTGCCGTCAGGGACGGCGCGGGCGCGCCTATCTTGGTCGCTGCCGCGTAACGCCGCACGATGTCTCGGGACTCGCGTTCCTCATTGATGAGAACCGCGCGCAAGGCATCGACCGGGTCATCGAGCCACTGGTCTGCCCCCATGCAATGATTGGTTGCGCGGCCGTTGCGATAGGTGATCACCGCGCACCACTTGCCATCGCAGCAATTCATCTGAATTGCGCCATCGCGCAATAATGTTGCACGCAGCATGTCCTCTAATGCAGTCGTCATATGAGGTCTTCATCCTCTTGCGTGAGGTGTATGTTCCCATTACGTTCCGTGTAGGAAAGTGAATTCCCCATAGCAGACGGAATCCTGTCGTCGACGAACAACGCCTCCAAATGCGTGTCTGCAATCACCCCGGCATCCGCGCTGCGTCGATAGGCATCCTTGCATGCTGCGATCGGGTCGCGCCCAAAGCCCGTCTCCCGAGGGATCGGGATATATGGGGCGCTGAAGCGATCCTTCAGCGAGAAGGCGGTCGCCCGATATCCTCGGCCGCTCTTGGTGATCTCGTCGATGTAGAAATTGGCCTTTCCACATTCGGCGTGGAACTGCACCCATCCTGGGGTCTTGCGAGCAGCCTCAATCCGCGAATCTGGGGCCCACATCAGGCTCATCAGAACATCCCTAGAGCAGTCTTATAGAGTTCGAGAATTTCGTTCTCTTCGCGGCGATCGTCGGGCTTCATCCTCCTGAGCCGGATGATCTGGCGTATCTGCTTAGTGTGATAGCCGACCGCTTTGGCCTCGCCGTAGACATCCTTGATATCGTCGTTGATGCCCGTCTTTTCCTCTTCCAAGCGCTCAATACGCTCGATCAGTAGGCGAAGGCGCTCGTCACCAGCCTCGCTATTGTCACCAATGCTGCCAGATTCGTCACCTTTTGCCATTGTGTTAAGTACCTATTTTTTCGAGTCGAATCACGTTATAGGTGATTAGACAGGAGTTAAAGGATAATGTTCTCGCGTTCGATCAACTCGCGTTCGGTCAACTCGTCGATTTTGGCAAGAACGTGCGGGGTGTAGAGGCGCGAGCCGTCGCGCGTGTAAACGGTATCCCAGAGCCCCCGCAGCGCGTATTTCAGCAGCGAGTCGCTCGAAAATTCGTTCTGCTCGATATAATCGGCCATGCGGATCGCCGGCGGAAACGTGTTGGGCGGCGGTCCAAACTCCCCGCGCATCGTCGCGAAATGCCGCGCCTTCTCAAGATCCTTCAAACCGTCCTTCCGCATATAGCGCGAAAGGTACTTGAGGACCGAAAAGGCATCAGCATCCCAATGGTTCGACATCGCGAACACGCGCGGTTGGATCGCCATTCCAAGATAATGCGTTCCACCGATCTGCGTCTTGGCTGTCATGAATCGTCTCCTAGAACTGCCTGGCGCTCAGCGCTGGCGGGGAGCGTGATAGGAGAGCACATCCTGCGCCCGGCAGATCTGCGCCGGGGTGAGCGGACCATGCGTCCGATTGGTGCGCAAAATGGCCAGATGCAGGTCATTGCTGCAGTTGCGCAGCCCTTGCAGCATGGCGCGATCCTCATGCGTGAAGATCGAGTTCGGACAGTCGGCCATCAGCGCTTCTTCCCTTTCGACGCGAATTCATGATGTCGGCCGCACCAATCGGTGGGCCTGACGATTGGACTGATGGCGTTGCCGCCAGTCTGCGGCACCACCGTCGGCGGATCAAAACGGCATCGCAGAAACCCGTTGGAATCGGCGAATTTATACGCGCACGTCGCGCAGACGGCGTCCGGGTTACGCTCCATGGTTGAGCACCTTCATTGTTGCGTTGACCAGATCTCGCGGGGTGCGCGATGTCTCGATATCGACGGCGCGGAGAGTCACGCCGAACTTGTCTTCGATATCGAGTTCGACCGAGTAGATGCCGAAATCGTGCAGCGCGAGGTCCGAGAACAGATCGTCATCCAGGTCGACGGACTTTGCCCCCTTCCCGGCGAATTCCGCATGCTTCGCCACTATGCCGACGATCGCCGCCTCGACTTGGGCAAGGCCGAAAATCTCGGGCCCTTTGGCTAAATTGTCCATTTTATCACCCTTTTAGTGATATGCGTCAAAACGGCTTTCCGCCGTCCTTGGCCAGATCATCCACAATCAACTGCCAAAGCTGATATCCGCGGCGCGACGTGAGGCCGAGCCATTGGGCCGCCCCAGAGATAGAAAAGCCGTCTGAAACCAGTTGAGCGAGATCGCTTTTCCTCGCATCCACGGGATGCGGGTCAGAAATACGTGGCATCCGCAACTCCGATGAGCGATTCGCGTGATGGCAAATTAATCACGTAAAACGTGACTTATGTCAATCAGCCGTTTCGTTGCAAATCACCATTAACGTGTGTAATGGAATCGGAATTTCCGCCCCTGTTTCCTGGAGATGGAACCCATGCGACCTATCCGACCCTTGCTCTCCGCATTGGCACTTGTGGCCTTTTGCGCACCCCCGGCATTTGCACAGGACGTGGGGGCCGACATCCCCATCACCTCGGCCTGGACCGACATCACAGTCCTCTACCCATCGCTGGCCAACACGCCGGTCTATGTCCAAGACAAGTCGTCTGCCACCGCATTTGTCGCCTTTTCCGCGAGTGCAACGCCACCCGGCGGCGGCGGTGTCGTGCTTCTTCCGTCGAACCAACCTTTCACTGGCCAAGGCGCCCATATTTGGGTGCGATCCGCCTACGGCACCACCGGCGCCGTCAGCGCAGGCATTGCACCCATTGCCACCTCCCAGGCGACAGTTGTCACCACCGGGCCGCTTTCACAGTACGCATCCGGAACCACTGTCGACATGCGCAATTACAGCGTGATCACTTTGAAATGCTACGCCGCGCCATCGGCGGGATCTGCATCAATCAGCCCGGATGGAACCAATTTCTATCCGCAGACCGTAGTGCTCAACAATGTTTCCGGCGTATCGGCGACCCAAACTATCAACGCGGTTGGCACCTACACGGAACCGGGTGGTGGTTATGCAAAGTTCACGCTCACGGGCGGGTCCTGCTATGTTTCCGGGAGCAACTGACATGAAAACTATTCGGGCAACTATTCTCGCAGCAATCGCTCTCGGGCATTCAGCAGTCGCGTTTGCGGGGACTGATCTGGTCGCGCAAGGCCTTGCTGCGTCAGCGCAAACGACTGCAACGGCTGCCCAAACCGCTGCCACTGCGGCCCAAACACCCACGGCCACGGGATCTACCCTCGCCCGGACCCTCTCCGATCGGTTTGCCGACAGAATCAATTGCAAGGACTTTGGCGCGATCGGCGATGATACCGCCGATGATACTGCCGCCTTGAATGCCTGCATTTCGGCATGGAAAGCCACTCAGATTGTACCGGGTGGGTATCTCCAACCATACGTTCCGGTCACTTTACTTGTGCCCAAGGGGCGATACAAAATCACGAGTGGCCTAAACTTTACCAATGTTCAGTCTTTCTCGGCAAAAGTTGTGTTCGATGGGGCTGTCATCGACTGCCAGTATGGTGGGCGAACCTGCGTCGATTTCCTTGGGTCAGTTCGATTTAATGTTGATGGACTTCATATTCTCCAATCTTCGTCGACGACGATGCCCGCAACGGGGGTGCAGCTCGGACGCATTTCCGCAGCCGTGGCCGATCAATTCGAGTTCAAAGATCTAAATATTCAAGGGTATTTTTCCCAAGCCCCGCTATACAATTTGGCATCCGAAACGGATACGTTCTATCACCCGGTCCTTTTTAACTACAGCACAAGTTCCACCGCGCATGATGTCATTCTTGATGGTTGCAACTACTGGGGGGCGACGAGTGCATTCGTGACTGAAACGCTCAGTGTTGGCGCCTGCAGCAGCTTCGACGAAAACACATTCATCGGCGGCTCGCTTGTCATGTATCCCGGCGCTGCGGGACAGTCTGCCGTGTGGGAACAGGCGACTCTTCGCGCCAGATTTATCGGATCGTGGTTGAGCGCACCATACGGCTACGGATTTACTATCTTCTCTCCGTCGACCAGTGTGCCCACCGAAGAATTATATGCCGACATTCATATGGAAGGAAATTCGCAGCTTGCCGATGCCTTCTATATCGATGCGCCGGCATCGTCGCAGGTGAATATTTTCGGCTTGACTTACATCGAAGGTACGAGCCGCAAGACTGATGCAATCTTTAAGCTGTCGCCGAATGTGACTGCTGTTCATCACGCCACGAATTTCAACATCAGCATCGCGTCTGAAGGTAATGCGATCACCTTCCTGTCGGCTGCCGACACCGCCAAGTGGCAGGAAATGGTGGGCACCGTGAACCTGTCGACCGTCAACATCACATGGAACGTGCCGGCGGGTATTTTTCAAGGCTGCTATGCGCTCGTATCAACCAAGGCTTGCAACACCAACGGCCTCACGACCTTGACAGGGGGACTCGCTGTCTCGGGCACGGTGTCGGGGACCGGGCTCTCAACCTACCTCGCCGCGCCGCCCGCGATCGGCGGCACGACGCCTAGCACGGTGGAATTGACCAACCTTTATGCCAGCAATGGCCGACTGCTCATCTCTTCCGGGGCACCATCCATCAACTCGGGCTTTGGCACGACTCCATCGATCGCAGTCGGGTCCAGCGGACTGGCATTTGATGTCAATGTGGGGACCGGTGGGACGGCGACCAGTGGCACGATCAATATGGGAGCCACCTCCACGAATGGCTGGAACTGCCATATCAACGACTACACCTCACCGACGCTACCGATCTGGACCAAAGTGACGGGAAAGACCACAACCTCGATCACGGTGTCGGCGTACAATGCATCCGGATCGCCTGCCGCTTGGAACTCAGGGGATGTTCTGAATTTCCTTTGCGCGGCCAAGTAAATCCAGTCTGACGGCAATCAGTATCAATACAGATATTGATTGCCATCAACTTCTGTACACTTTGCCCATGCGAACCATTTACCGAATCTGGCGGAGCGCTCTGACGCTAGCCGTGAACAATCTGGCCAACATCCTGCCAGATGATCCCATCAGCACGCGCCTGCGGCCACAACTCTGGCGGCTGCTCGGCAATCGGATCGGTCCAAAGGTCACTGCCAACGGGGGTGGCTTTTGCAACGGGCGCGGGCTCTCGATCGGCAAAAACACCTTCATCAATCGCGGCGTCTATTTCGACTTGTCGGCGCCTGTGACGATCGGGGCAAATATCTCCGTTGGCAATCATGTGCGATTCGTAACGACCGGTCACGAGATCGGGTCGATGCACAAGCGGTGTGGGGCCGCCAAACCAGCACCGATCAAAGTTCGGGACGGCGCATGGATTGGGGCCTGCGCGACCATCCTGCCGGGTGTTACGATTGGGAAAGGCGCCGTCGTGGCAGCGGGCGCGCTCGTCAACCGCGACGTTCCAGCGAACGTGCTGGTGGCAGGCGTTCCAGCAAGGATCGTCCGAAATTTGGATGCCGCAGTGGTCGAGATTCCCAATAAGGCCAGCGTGGTAGCCTAGCTACCTTAACGCGGAAATCGTGCCCCGGTTCATGGCAGATTTCTCCATTCGGGCAGCACCGTCTCGAACTCCCAAATGGCGCACAGATCGCCTGGCCCAAGCATCTCGCTGGCAATCCATCCGCCATTCGCCGCAGGACGGAAGTCTCCATGACGGAGTGAGTACAGCCAGGTGACCGAGGTCAAGAAGTGGGGATGAAAGGTAGCAGGGACAGTGCCCACAACGCGGCCACCTTGCCACACGTTGACCCGAACGCCTGACTGACTATGACCGATCTCGTCGAGCAATCGCGCGAGTCCCCGGCGGCGAACCTCTCGCCCAGCAAATGCTGCACGCATGCCATCGGGGAACGCGACCCGCACGACGTCGTTCATCTCGTCCTCGAGGGAGGTGATGACCCGGAAGCCGTCGCTCATGGTTGACCACCCCAGCCGCCATATCCGCGGACCAACTCAAACACCGTGCGCTCCCAACCATCCGGGCCGTAGTCTTCCGGATGGCCGACTGCGACCTTATTGGTCAGTCGGCGCACCAGGTAACGCATGCTGATGCCATAGGTGGAAGTGGCTGTCGCCGATGTGCTGTCGGGATTGAAAGCGTTCATTGACGCGAGCACTGAACGCTGCACAAACACGTCGAGAAAGGTCGTGCCATCAGCCACGCTGATGCGCTTCCCGTCATCCGGGCCGCCGATCAACAGAACGTCGAAATTGCTCATACCAATCCCCTGCACATTTGAGGTGCCGCGACGATCCCGATCGGAAATCGCGGCTGAAAAGCCTTCGGGAGTGGGGCGGTAATCATCGTGACCGTCTGCCCAGATCCAGTCCACATCCCGATCGTCTTGATCTTCCCGGCGCCACGGCAATGGCGGCAGTAGGTCGACGACTTGCCATGGCCCGTGCCGGCGCACGCCGGACATTCGTGCGTGCTCGGGAAGACCGTCGACGTGCGGATCTCGATCGCCGCGAAGTCAAAGGTGCGTTGGCGGCCCTGCCCGAACTTCTGGCGCATCTCGTCATAGAGGTCGGGGGCGCATGTGATGGTCTGGGTCATAGCCCGGCCTCCTTGATGCGGGTAGAAAGAACACGGACAACAATGTCGCGCGCAACGTCTACGCGCACCATGATCTCACTGTCATACGTGTCTGGGTTGCGTCCGTCGTAGATCAGGAGTTGTTTAACAACCTCATCGGCGACATTATCGCACAGGTCGGCAGGCACGGCGATGGTGGGGGCTAGTGCATCAAGACGCGCTTGCACTTCGGCATCCATGCGATCCCACTCGTCGATTACTTGCGTCCCGCCGGCAGCTTGTTCGATCATAATCGCCAGCGCCTCGGCTTCGGTCAGGCGGGTCCAGTCGGCGCCGTCGAGGTGACCGCTATCTTCCCACGCGGCGAAGCGCTTAACGCCGAGGTCACATTCGAAATCGAAACCCTTGTCGCGTTCTTTGCGCACCTCATAAGGCTTCCCCGGCGTCAGGTACTCCCGTGCGTCGTCGGGCACTTCGCGGGACATGGCGTAGGTTTTAGTCATGGGTGGTGTCCTTGGCTTGGCTTGGATGCAGACAACTGGCGGTGGCGTTAGTCCGATTGGGTCGAGCGGGATCATTCCCACCTCGAAGCGCCAGCGGCTAACTCCTCCACAATTTCCACAATGAAGGGCGTCGATGTCAGGATCGGTCTTGCTGTCGAAATGCCAGCCATCATGCAACTGCACCCACTGCTTGCACCATGGGCAAATCTGGATGCCGCCAAACATCCACAATGCCCGCCGCTTATCTCGCTCATGCAACCACTTCGATACGGTGCGTTTCGCTCGTAACATAAGATCACCCACGGCCCGCCTCCCCCGTCTCGCGGTGGGCGGTGAGGGCGGCGCTGGCAGTGCTGCTAATGTGGTGTAAGTTACGCCACCAATCACCAGATTCATCAAATGGTTCTGGTGTCGCTAGCCGCTCGATTTTTGCCAAAACCCCCGCCAGCGCATCGGCCTTGGCGCGGAGGGTGGTGATCTCCGCGCGACCATCAGCCAAACCGCGATCATACCCAACCTGCTCGGCAGCAATCAGTGCTTGGTCATGCCGGCAGCGCTGTTGATGAAATGCCTTCGCTGCATCAGTGGACTCCTGATGAACTGACCACATCGCATCGTCTGCCTGCCGCTCGGCATCGCGCAACGCCTTGATCAAACCACCTTCTGCGCCTTTGATCAGGCATGCTGGCGTCTTGCCTTCGTCAATGCCGAAATGCAGACCAGCCTCTTGCCGATCCGTGAAAAGTTCACCGCAATGGAAGCAGCGCCAGTCGATCACCTCACCCACGGCCCGCCTCCCCCGTCTCGCGGTGGGCGGTGAGGGCGGACGTGACTTCCGCGTCTGTTTCGGCGACATCGCGGACAGGATGACCCTGTAGCAGCAGGTAGAAGTTTCGATGCAGCCTCTCCAAAGCCCCCGCCAGCGCATCGGCCTTAGCGCGGAGGGTGGTGATCTCCGTATCCCGCTCGGCAAGGTTGGCCCGCAGCCTGTCCACCTCGTCCAGAAGGGTGGGGGCGGCGTTGACAGCGGCGACGATCAGTGCGGCATTGGCTTCGGCGCGTTCCGCGTCAAGCGCGTCAACTTCCGTTGGCAATAGGGTAGCGCACGCCACCAGACCGTTAGTGGGCGTGTGCATGGGCGACCCGTCAGCATCAAGTCGCAAGCCGATGATGCAAACTCGGTCGAGGGGATATTCAGGCTCAAAATCCAGCGCGAACCAAGGCAGCGGTGTCCCCGTAACCAGTGCCTTCCGCAGCGCGTCGGTGTCAGATGCCCCGCCATGCGCTATCACCTCGCGGACGGGCGCTGCAGACCACTGCACACCCGCAGCGTAGATAGCCTGATTGATATGTTCGTCGGTCGGGGCTTCGATAGACGCCGTCACGCTTCATCCTCCCAGATCGCTGCCATGATCTGCTGCACCGGCCGCCCTGGCGCCGCGTCGGCGAGCGCATCCCAGTTGTCGAGGAACCTGGCGGAATCGGCCCCGTGGGCGAAGTGAAGCGCCTTCTTCAGGCTAACCCGATGCAGCGTGATCGAGCCGTCCTGATGATAGACAACCTCAAAATCACCGAAATACTGAATCCGAGTGACCGGGCTTGGCGTCGCATAGTTCGTTGCCATTGGTTCAAACTCACGAAAAGAGTGATTGGAAATTTCAGCAATACGTAATATAATTGCTAAAATACGTCACTTTACGATACGCAAGTGGTTGACCGTCGCGTTCGGGCAGCGCGCGCCCATCCGGAATTCGATCACCAACTCGGTCGCCCGGCACTTCACGCACTGGTGATCCGGTCCAATGATGTGCTCACCCCTGCGGATTACCCGGCGCATGGGCGACGGCTCCATCGGTCAGGACCTGTGATGCCCAACGAGTGTCGTCCATGCGGCTTCGTCGATCGCCTTGATACCAAGTTCGACGGCCAGATTCGTTTTGGAACCCGCCCCAGGTCCGACAACGAGCAGATCCGTCACCTTGCTGACCGAGCCGGTCACCCGCGCGCCCAGGGCTTCCGCCTGCGCCTTGGCTTCGTCACGGCTCAGCGTTTCCAGCTTGCCCGAGAACACGACCGTCTTGCCCTCGAGAGGCTTGGATGGTTTGGTAGCCGGGGGAGTCCAATGGCGACGCCCGCGCTCGGCCAGGTGCTCATGCAGCCGGCGGGTACGGCGGTTGATGGACGCCGGGACGCCGAGCATCCGATCGGCATGGTTCAGGGCGGCATAGGTCCGATCGCGCATCCACTGCTTCGCCGTCATCTTGCGGCCATGCAACGTCTTGTTGACCGGTGCGGCCAGCGCTTGGGTGACGTTCGGCCGCGCGGTGGGCTTCGCCTCGACCTTGGACGCTGCGCGCCAGGGCTTGGGTTGCTTTTTGAACTTCGGGTGGACGCATGCGTCCTTGAGATTGGTGATGCCCAGCGTCGAACCGCGACCGCCGAAATGGACTGACGATCCGTCACGGTGCTTTCGGGCGCTGCGCGGAACGTCGACGCGGGTGTCCTCATCGAAGACCATCCGAACGGTGCGGGCGATCGTGCGCGTGAAACTGCTCATAATTAGATTCCTTCCAACAAAAGAGTGACTAGACCGCCCAACTATTCGCCGAGCAGTCGTGCGATCTGGTCGTGGGTGAAACCGATATCTGCGGCGAACCGGTCGCACGGGTCAGCAGCCCCAAGGTAGCGCATCTCGACCGGGCGCTGCTCGGCCAAATAGACGTCCCGCGCCGCCCGCATCCCGTTGGACCAACCGCGATCGAGATAGAACACCGCCCGGTCGGCAACACGGCGCCAGGCGAGGCCGGCCCGGATTCCCCACTCGCGTTCGGATGGGATGTCGTCGTTCAGGATGCCCGGCTGCGTGTAGAGCAGATGCGAGGCGATCGGAAATTCCCCGCGTTCGAGGCTGTCCCGCACCGCGCGGCGCGCATAGGCAATGTTGGCCTTGATATCGCCAGCATAGGGGCTTTCGATGATGACGAGGCTCATGCGAGCGGGTCCTTCAGGTAGATGCGCAGCACCCCGATGCGGTGGGGAAGCGCCATCCCTTCGGCAATTGCTCGCGTACGAAAGGGATACCCTATGATATCCGGATAGACATTCTTCCAGGCATCGGGTTCGCGGCGCACGCGATAGCGGCGGATCGTGAGATTCCCTGCGTCCCCCCAAAACCATGACTGGGCGGAGATAAACGAACATGCGCTGGCGAGAATGATCTCACCGCCGATGAGTTCTAAATCGACCAACTCATCAGGTAGCACAGGACACGGACCGGGCGTGTGTTCGATCCACCTCATTTGGAGCGGCCCAGCAGGCTCAGGGAGAGGATAACCGGCGGCTGGCCCTCTTCGGCCGGCGAGATCTCGGCATGCACCTCGACGGGTTCGACCACCCGGGACACACCAAGCGCCGGCGAACTTGTCAGCAGCAGCCCCAGCGGCCCAACCCAAATCCGACTTTTCATCCGGATCTCCTTCGAATCAACCTGCGATCGGTATGTCTCGGGAGTCGTTTGCAGTCAACTTTTTAGTGACTCTGATTGCCAATTTGGTGACGCAGATGGGTCAGGAAATCCGCGCCACGCTGCACGTTCTTGAAAAGGTGGATTTCGGGCGCCCCATCTGTGCGCGGCTCGATCACCGTGACGATCGACTGGCCGCGCTTCTGCTGCACGAACTGCTTCTTGAGCGCGTAATCGTCGACCATCTTGTAGCCCCGCGCGCGGACCAGCGTATATTCGTGGCCGGCGGCCAACTCCCCCTGCCCCGTCGCCCAGGTGTGCTGATGGAATCCGAGGTAGATATCTGATTGCTCGTCCATCATGGCCGCCCGCTTGAGCCCGTGGAGTTCGTTGTAGATCGAGGTGCCCTTGAAATCGTGCCGGGCCCAAACCCGGCAGACTCCACCACATGGGGATCGCAGTTGCAGCTTGGCATCCCAGTCGCGCATCAGGACCTTCTGCGGGTTGGCGCGCGTGAAAATGTCATAGCCGTAATTCCAGACGTCGTGATTGCCGAGCAACCACAGCAGCCAGCGGATGCCCAGCTTGTTCATCAGCCAGTCGACATGCTCCCACGCCTCGGGCTGCGTGACGTTCTGGAAAGCATGGAGCTTCTCGAGCCGGCCGACCCAATTGTTGATGCTGTCGCCGCCATTGGCGCCGTAAAGGCCCGGCGTGCGGGCGACGATCTCGCCGTGCTCGCGCAGCAGCGCCAGATCGCAGAACGGGTCATCCATATGGGGATCGCCAAACCAGCAGATCCCGTAGGGCCCGCTGATCGGGATGCGGACTTCCTGCCAGGACTGCGCCTGAGCGTGCGCGATCCGCTGAGCATTCCGGCGAATGTTCATCTCGAGCCGTTCCTCGAACGGCAGATCGGGCTGCGGCAATTCGGCCGGCACAACTGCGGGCGTCGGGCCGTCAAACATTGCCGCGCCGCGTTTGATTCGGTTCTGGAAACCCGCGCGCGATAGGTTCAGCGCTGCGGCCGCCCTGGTTTGGTTGCCGTCAAATTCGGCGAGCTTCGCCATCGCGGCGTGGTAATCGTCGAATGTGAGCGGCGGCGTGGGCATTGGTGGGCCTTTCGGTTGATGGACCACCCCCGCGCATCATCGCGGCTGGGGTTGACCCACGGTGACAACAGCGGTCGGCAATTCGACCCGCGTGATGGAGATCGGCGTTTTGAGGCTGACGTTGGCCATCGCGCTGACGGGCTGCAGGATAGACCGGGTCACGAAGCGGCCGGTTGTGACGGCGACGGTGAACGGCATCAGATCAACCGGAACAGGATCGGATCGGCGCTGAATGTCCCCTGCGCGCCCTTGTAGGAAATGCGCAGTTGCCAGGCACCTATCGTCGGAGGGTTGGAGTTCCCGCGGCAATCGCTGTCGAACGGAAATGGGGCGATCGGTGCAGGGATGCCGTAAGTCGCAAGCAGAATCCAATCGGGCGACAGGCCATCCTGCGGCGGGTTTGTCGTGGTTGCCCAAGTGGAAGTTTCACTCGTGATCGTGAACTGCCCGGGCGATGCATCCTGGTCGGAGGTGGCCACCGTCACAGGGAAGGAGTTGATGCCATCCGGCGCCACGATCTTCGCGCTGACCGTCAAACCTGCGGCCGTCAGACTGACCGCTTGGCCCGATGAATCCTGATAGGTGCAGTTCGCCAGGAAGGTGTCGCCGAACGGGATGGCTGGCAATGGCAAGGCGCTGATCCCCTGAACGCAGGATGTGCAATCATGCGACCGACTCGCACCCATTCACCTGAGAGTCAACAAAAAGGTGACTGAACAACCAGATCTTGTGGAAACAGCGCGCCGGGGCCTTTCCATTTTTGAACTTTCGTGGGCCCCCATTTGGACCCCGGACGCCGGTTGGACACGAGAGTCTCTATGCGACGGAGGATTTTCCAGCCGACCTGGAACTGTCCCCAAATCGGCTGCAGAGATTCCAGCTTATCGAGCCTGCCGCCGGCCGGTCACGGGCATTGATTTATATCAATATGATTAGAATACGAATGATATTGGCGCAAGCGGTCCCGTGGCATGGGTGCCCGACGGCGGCCGCGCATACGAAAACGCCCGACGGCGGGGGCCATCGGGCGTTTAGGCGAATGAGATTGGGAGGGGGTTAGGCGAAGTGCAGCGCCAGAATCCAGGCTAGGGCGATAAGCGCAATCAGCGATAGCGGGGCCAGATTGGACGGACTGCCCGCGCTCTTGCGCTCTTGCGGCGGCGCGCCCGGTGGAATGAACGGCGCCCGGTCGGGTCCGTCAATCGGCGCCAGGGCGGCGCGGGGCGCGGTAATCTTGACCACTTGCACAGGCGAGGGCGTGCCATCGGCGCCGATAACCGAAACCAACGCTTGCCCCACGCCTAGCCGGCCGATCATCGCGCCAGCATCGATCGCGGGATTTATCGGCAGGGTTTCCGCCGCCGCGCGCATCGCCCGCATATCGGCCACCGTGGCGCCCCGGAGTCCGTGCTGGATCCTGTGCCCTAGCTGCGCAAGGATTGGCGCCGGGATATCGGCCGGCGACTGACTGGCAAACCATAGCGACGCGCCGCGCGACCTGATCAGGCGCACGATACGTTCAACGCGCCCTAGCAGCGCCGGGGGCAATTCCCCGAACGCCAGGTGCGCTTCATCGATCACGATTGCCAAGCGCGGCGCGCCGGCATCGCCGATTTCAGGCAAGCCGCGCCAGGCTGACTCGAGCAAATGCAAAACGGCCGCCCCATAGAGCGCGGGGGACTCGTAAAGCCGGCGCGCGTCGATAATCGTCGCGCCGGGCTGCAGCATATCGGACAGGCCAAACGACGGGCCCCCGAACAACTCGCAAGGGGCCTCTTCAAGCCGCAACAGCGCCCGGCGGATCACGCCTAGGCTTGCGGGCGTTATGTGCCCATATCGCGGCGCCAGGGCCTTTCGGCGGCTTTCCAGCTCCCCCAGGGCCGCCTGCATATCGGCAAGCGTGGCTAGTGGGCGCGCGTGATCGCGGGCGAACGCATAGAGGATATCGAGGGCGCCGCTTTGGGCATCCGATAACCCTAGAGCGCGGGCCATTGCATCCGCGCCCATATCATCGGCACGGATGGAAAAGCGCGCGCCAGCCGCGCCGCCGTCGGGCGCGTAAAACCGGCATTGGATCGATCGGGCGAGCCCGGATAGGTCCCCCTTCACGTCGATAAGGCAAACTGGCACCCCGGCGACCGCGAATTGTTCGGACAGGCGGGCGATTGAATAACTCTTGCCTGTGCCAGTGGCCCCGAAAATCCCGCCATGACGCGCGGCAAAGCGCGCGGCAATTGCTACCGCGCGCCCCTTGGAGTCCGTGCCGATCGGGTAGGCGTTCATGCGGCAAGCCCCTGTTCAAGCCAATGCGCTTGCGTCACCACTTTCACAAAAACGGCGATATCGCGGCCCGACACTGATAGCGTCAACCCCTTAGCCGCCGTTGGCCCTTGCGCGGCGCCCCAGATGGCCGCCGCGCGTTCTGCTATCATCCGCTTGGCAAACCCAAAGCTCCCCACGCATGATACCCGGTTGATTTCGGTCTCTAGCGCGGCTTTGAGTTCCCGACGAGTCTGCACCCGTATGATATCCCATTTCGAATAGTAAGCGAACGGGCCGTCGGTTCCGGACGTAATGGCGAAATAACGATAAGGATTCAT